GACAACGACGATCAGGACAGCAATGACTCCAAGAAGCGTCACATTGAACCTGAAGAGGAGTCTGACAGCAAGCGTCAATGTGTTTCCAATACATCATCCCGTGACCTAACTTATGATTTGACTCAAGAAAGTTATGACATTTGGGAACTAGCGTTAGACATCAACAATGGCGTCAGGGAAGCAGCGCTTCTAATGATTGAAGATCAACCGCGTCTGAAGAGTCATCCCAGAGTCATCGAGTACTATCGCTCCAAAAAAACATCAAACGCCGCTGAAGAATGTTCCTCGGAATGTTCCTCATTAGACGAGGACCTACAGCAACGAAAGCGCGCTAGACACATTCGCTTTGAGGACGTTGATGACATGGATCTTGATATCTCGGACACCGAATCTGAATGCGATAGATGCCCTGAAGTAATGGTTATTGACCTTCTAAACAACTCTGAGGACGAGGACGATGATGAAGACGATGTTGACTACGATTACGCCGAAAGTGTTGTTGACGACGACAGTGAAGTTGAAAACTTGGACGGCGCTGCTCCAAACACTGTGACTATGGAACAAACAACAGTGTCATCGATGGTTACAATGATCCAAGAGTTGCAAGAAGAAAACGCTGCGCTACGTGCCGAGTTGGAACTACTTCAAAGTCAGAGACGCATGCTATTCCCTGAAGGCAGTTCAATTAGCATCACTGAAGAAGACGGTCTACGATATGTCAATGTCCACTCACCAGCACCAAGAGGAAACCACAGTCATATGTCCTTATCCGAGTTAGATTGTCATGACGACTACAGCGACACTGAGGACGACTTCGCAATGGATGAGGATATGTAAGTTTAACACTCCATCTAGTATTAGTATAATTTGTTATTTGTTTGTAAATTTGTATAAAGTATAACTTAATTGCGCGATGCGCTTGTATATTTGTATATCATACCATATCATATCATATCATATCATATCATATTATTATTATTATTATTACCAAAAAAAAGAAAAAAACAAAAATAAATAAAAACGAAAAGATGCCCGAAAGGGTGTTTTTTCATTTTTATTTATTTCCTTTTGCATCTCCATATTTTATTCCTGTGATAATTAGTCCTCTCTCTTCTATCAATCGTTTATTTAACCAAACATTTTGATTATTTATTAATAATATAGTGACGTACATATTTACACATACACCAAAAAACATTTTTGTTCCAACGTAGGACATAATATAAATAAACAATGTGTTATGTTTTTATACTGATTAAAAAAATAATATTTCAGGTCTAACATTTATTTAAGGGTTATAACATTTTCGTAGTGAAACTTATTTATTAATATTTAAATAAAAAATTGAAATACTTTTATATTTGTTTGGTGAGTGTATAAATTCTATTCCCTTTAAATTTTAAATTTAAATCTTAAGTTATCAAATTTAAATCAAGTTAAATCAAGTTAAAATGAGTTCAATTGTTAATAAAGTTGACAAACCCTGGTCAGTTGACCAATTCGAAGAGTATAGACCTCACATGACCGCCTTTGTGAGATCTAAGGTCGTACCACTTCTAAATCACCACGATGTCCAAAGTCGCAACAGACTCTTGATTCACGGTCAAGTCAAGGTAGGAAAGAGAGAAATCGTTGAATACATCGCAGTTCGTGACGCCATGAATCAATTCCGAGTGCATATGTTCATATCGTCTTTCCACAGAAAGGCGGATGAAAGTCAAAGAGATGAGTTGGACTCTCACAATATCAAAGTTTGCTCTATTAGCAACAAGTCACGCCGTGACTCTGCTATCAGAGAAATTGTAAGTATACTTGCTAACCCAAACATGTACGTAGTCATCCACTGGGACGAATGTGACTATGGTACTGGTGATCGTCAAAATCTCGCCGGTATGTATAAACAATTTCGAGATCACCCCCGAGTTTTCAATATCATGTACAGCGCTACTCCTGAGGAGATGTTGTACTCTACCGAAATTGCAGCAAACACAGATCCTGAAAACTCCTTCATTTCAGACTTCTACGAGGATGGTTCAGTAGTCAAGTATATCCCTCCCGCTGGATATTGTGGCGCACAGAAGTTCCTTGACCATGGTCTCGTCTTCCAGGCAATGCCTTTCTTTGAGAATTGTGGAAACACGATTCGATTGTCTGAGCAAGCCAAGTTGATTCTGTCACAAGCTTCCGCTGGGATCCGTGTTGCCAATAGACTTCGTCGTAATTTGCAGAATGATCTAGAAGACGCTCAAGACTCTGGTGACGCTGCTGAAGTTGAAAGAATTAGAGATCAGATGTCACGCATCACCGTCAGAAACATAATTCCTTTGCGCTTGTCGTATTGTGAAAATGATGATGACGACGAGGAGGAAGACGATGAGTTTGGTGAGAATAACAGTGTTGATAGCGCTGGTGGCAAGAGAAATAAAGCAATTTACTCTTTCCTGAAATACTCTCAGTTCGTTGAGGAGTTAAAGGACTGTCATATTGTTGCTGACAAACCTGACGTCAAGGAGTTAGACGCTCTTCCCAATGTAGAGACCAGGATCGTACAATGGGGTAAAAGGAAGTTCTGGGATGGTATTACCAAAGACAAAATCGTGATTGTTGTCCATGACCAGACTAGTACTCGTTCGACTGAATGGGTGTGTCACGACAGAGTCTTCGCTACTCACGACTACCGCAAGCGTCTGACTTTCAACACTGTAGCGCAAGCGCAGTTGAGACCCGCCCACTATGAGCAGAATTACGGAGGTTTCCAATCTATCCGTATCTATGGAGATCTAAGGACCTTCAAGTTTGTTGTAGGACAAATTACTGCTGCCGAGTACTTACACAGTGAGTGGCAAGGTCGCAAGGTCCCCAAGTCTGATCCCCCTCGCTACAGGATTAAGAATATCATGGACGCCAGGAAACCGATGCCCACTGTCAGTATTAGTATTGGAGGCGCATCGGTTCAGTTCGTTGGTATTCCGGATCCAAGTGGGTATTCCTTCGAAGTGAAAGAGAAACTCCTAGTCCAACTAGGTGGTGGAATCTTCAAGGTTTCTCAGCGTGTGAGAGGCAATAGTAAGCGTATCCCTGTGATCAAGTCAAAGTTCTTTAGATGCGAACCAGGTCAGAAGATCGCTGTTACGGACAGAATCTATGAAGATCCCGAGGTTGCAGCGTACCTAAATGGTGAGAACCACCATAGATTCAACGCGAACACATTGTTCTCCAAGAGTAAAGTGGTCGATGGTCGAGAGGTCTATGAGGGATATCTCAGAGGTCGTAAGGTGCTCCATTATGAACAGTTGAAGACTGAACTGTGGGGCATCCGAATTGGCGTGGAGACTGCTAGACTGACGGAGTGCTATGACCAGGAAGGAAATCTGGGACTGTGTTTAAGGGTTGCGACAGGTGAGATTGCCGAGACGAATGATCTGGCAGCATATATGAGTATGTATCAAAGTAATGAATAAAAATATAAATATAAATAAAATATAAATATATATAAAATAACTAAAACTATAAAACCAAAATAAATAAAATAAATATATAATTAATATAAAACTAAATATATAAAACAAATAAAAAACAAACAAATAAAAAAACAAAAACAAATAAAAAACAAAAACAAATCAAATATACATTTACATATGTCAAATCATTGTAAATGTAGATTTGATTTTTTTATGAAAAATATTGAAATATTTTGTAATAGATTTTTGATAGAAATAAAAAATTAAATAACTAACTATAAGGGTTAAAATAATATTAAATAAAATATAATAGATTGAATCAAAAAGTAAATGTTCTACTTTTACAGATATTTTTTCATTGTAAACATCTTTAATATTTTTTATAGCAATCTTTCGTTTTTCCTCATCGGGATCATTTAAACGATATACGTGATGATTCCACGAACCAAATAATATAATATATAACAAATGAGGATTTTCTAATAATATTTGTGTCTTATTTACTTGTGCACCAATATTATCAGCAACCATATTGCAATAGTCATATGGATCTACTATTGTTTTGAGTCTGTCATATGCGCATGGAAATTCGTCTTGCTGGGCGGCATCATCTTTTACATTTTCATAATTCATATATTGAGTAGATGGGAGACTTACTTTTCCAGTAATCACCTTTGCAACCCAACGTGATTGCAATTCACTTAGCATTGGTATTGAAGTTAAATATGGTCTTATAAATCCAACAAACATTATAGATGGGTCATTTGGATAAAAAATATGTTTATATTTTTGCGAACTCACAATTTTTTCATTTAAAAATTTCATACATTGTAATGGTTTATAACCTGTACAAAATAATATAATATCATATTCATATGTATCATTTGTTTCAAATGTAACATTTTTTTGGTTAATTTTTACAATACCATTTTCCGGAATAATGACACCTTTTGTAATTTGATCAATTACGTCTCTTGACTTGACATAATACGAATTCAAATAATCACATTTGGGTCTCCAAATATCAATTCCTGTACCACCCAATCCCCAAAAAAATTGCACATTTGTAATTTCATTTGGATTTAATTTGTTCATAATGTATTTTTTTGTAACTATTTGTTTAAATAAAAAATCAATACCTCTGCTATAAAGCATATCTGCTGGTTCATATGCTCCTAAATTACGATTTTGAAACCAAACTCCGTTTTTAATAGAAATTGTGACATCATTGTTATTCTTTAATTCCATTGCACAATCTACGGCAGTATCACTACCACCCACGATCAGTATACGTTTGTCCTTCACATCTTTTATTTTGTCAAATGAATTGCTATGATATTTTTCTCCTGTAAAGTTATTATACATTTCATCATCTGGTATATTAGGACAATCATTAACAGTGCCAGTTGCGATTACAATATTTTTTGAATAATATATTTCATCATTTGTGTTTATTACCCAAGTATTATTTTTTTTTACAATGTTTTCAACCTTACAATTTTGTTTTATGTATTGATACAAGTTAAAATGTTTTGCGTAATCTTTATAGTAGTTTAAAATTAAACTATGGTGAGGAAATTCAGGCATATCTTCTGGTAAAGGGAAATCACTTATTGTCATATATAATTTTGATGAAACAGTATATGTATTTTCAAAAACACTTGGTTTATTAATAATATTCCATAGACCAAAAGGTTCTGGATTTTTATCTAAAATTAAGACATTTGTTTCACCTTCATCAATTAAATGTTTCAATGTAAAAATACCAGATATACCAGATCCTATTATAATTGTATTATACATAATTCAAATATAACATATAAATATATTATATTATTTTACAATTTTGCTGCGAGAGTAAAATAATATAATATATTTATATAATGGCATATATTCCTCTTAATAATAATGCTCCAGGCATTGTTGGATTACTTGAAACATATGATGAAACTGGTAAAATATTAAGAAGTTTGGCAGATACATTATTAAATAAAACTACACATGCATTTAATAAAGCGGAGAGAGAAACAGTAGCAAGTTATATATCATTTTTAAATAATTGCAAATTTTGCTATAAATCACATTCAGCAGTTGCGGACTGTTTATGGAATACTAAAGGAAAAACAATTGATATAATTAATGAATGTGAACAAAATGATGATAAGGGTGAAAAGATGGTAATATTATTACGTATTGCGAAGAAATTACATGAATCGCCGCAAGGAGTAAAAAAAGAAGACATTGATTCTCTTAAGACATTTGAGTTCACATCAAATGATATTAATGAACTAATTTTAATTATATCTTCATTTTGTATGTTTAATCGTTATGTGGATGGTTTAGGAACATCAAATTCATTGAATGATGAAATGTATAGTGTAATGGGTGAAAAAATAGCAATCAATGGGTACAAATAATAGATTATTTACACAAATAAATTATAAATTAAAATGTATTGAAGATAATTTATAATTATAAAATATAAATGACAACAACTCTTGTAGACTTTGTTAACGATATAAAAAATAATATACAGGTTACAGACGCTGATGTAATGCATGAACTAAATTTAATTATCTACTTCAATCGAATCTTGTTGTTAATTGGAATGATTACGTTACCATATTATAATTTGATTCCAATACTTTGTTTGGGGTTATATACAACTACCAATTTCACGATAGTTGCTCATCATACTATCCATGGTGGATTTGATAATCATGATAAATCGAATTATTACAAGAGAGGAAAATATGCATATGGAATCCGAAGATTCATAGATTGGTTTGACCCAATTTATCCCGAGGCGTGGAACAAGGAACATAATTATTACCATCATTTTCATTTGAATGAGTCTGATGATCCAGATTTGGTAATTAGAAATGTAGAATTGATACGCGAAATAAATGCTCCAATGATAATAAAATATCTAATGACATTTGCAATGATATGTTCATGGAAATATGTATATTACGCGTCAAACAGTTATGCAATATTTAAAAGTCAAAAAGACATTCCAATTGCCGTATATAGAATTTTTTCGGAATCGATTTCTTTTGGTTTAAGTTTTTTGTCGGTTTATTTGCCGTGGGTAATATGCATGTTTTATTTGGTTCCACTGGTATATTCTCTGTTATTGTCTTCAGACCAAGTATTTTACAATGTTCTTTTCAATATTTTTATGGCAGAAACATATTCAAATATACATTCATTTATTATTATAGTAACAAATCATTGTGGTGAAGATGTTTCATTTTATTCGACACCCTGTAAACCTTATTCAGAAGAATATTTTAAAAGAGCAATTGAAGGTAGTGTTAATTTTGATTGTGGAAATAGAATATGTGATTATTTACATGGATATTTAAATTACCAAATAGAGCATCATATGTTTCCTGATTTATCAATACTTCATTATAAATTGATGCAACCGCATATAAAAAAATATTGTCTTGAAAATGGTATAAAATACAAACAGCAGAATGTTTTTATAAGATTAAAAAAGACAATAGACATATTTGTTGGCAATACGAGTATGATTAATTATAAAAGGTCATCTGATAAATCTTCATAATGTGGTATGTTTCTTTAAATTGGTTTGTAATATATTATTTATGAGATCCCCCGTCTTTAAGTTGTTTACAAAGATATTAATTTAGTGGCGCCGTTAGCGACGGCAACTTGTCCGACAACACTGGTCTTTGTTATCGCTGAAATGTGAGCGTAAATGACGTCACATTTGGGCAACCGTTTCGCTGCCGAATTGATCTTGCATAAATAGGCGCAACGCTTCAAAACTTGCCTAGGTAAGTCTCTCAACTTAATATTGTATTCATTTTTAAGTACTACATGACATGAAGGTTGGTCTTCAATATGAAACCAGACATCATTTGCTTCAGATGCGTCAATTAGTTGCCAATTTTCTTCTTTATTCTGTCCAATTGAAATGATATATTCCTTTGTTAAGTTCGTAAATATTTCTATTTTCATTTTGTTAGTATAACTCTATAAATATATAATAAAATAGAGTTATATATTTCAATTGTTTTTATAATCTAATATAATATATTTATATATGAAGGCAATTTTGGATTGGTTTGAGAAAAATTCTACATTTGTAACATTGATCATTGTAATTATATATATTGTTATGCGACTATCAGGGTATTTTAGACCTATTGATTACAAGTTGAACTATATATCGTCACATACTAACGAAACAATTACCGAAACTTATATATTTATACGCGCTATTACTGGGTTTTTAGCAGTTATAGTTTTGTCAATACTTTTATACAAAGGTTACAAGTAAATTTAAAATATATTATATTTCTAAGTATAATATATTATGGTTAAATCAAATATCAAGGTTAAAAGGCAAATTAAGGTACCAGTGCGTTACTTACCATCCTTAAAGGAAATAAAAGACGCCGCAAAACAAGTAAAAATGTTAATGAAATCCAGGCGTCTTTATAAAAAAGGCAAGTATTACACGCGTAAATCAATATCTTCTTACAAGAGTAAACCAAGTAAACATGTCCAAGATGCTGAACGAATCTATAATATTTCTTCTTTAACGCCTAACAAAGAATTGGCGCAAAAAACTGGATGCTCTATTGATGCACTTAAAAAGATTGTAAACAAGGGTGAAGGTGCATATTTTTCATCCGGATCCAGACCAAATCAGACAGCACAATCATGGGGTCTAGCGCGTCTCGCTAGTTCAATTACAGCAGGTAAATCGGCAGCAGTAGACTACAATATATTAGAACAGGGATGTGATCATAATAAGAAGGCGTTTAAATTGGCGCAAAAATCAAGACGAAAGTACAAATATGGACATTCTTCAACAAAAAGACGACTTGTTCCCTTACCTTAAAACTTGCGTCCCGAAACTACCGATGACATCTCTCGACCAAAATCCTTTCGACCTCCTTTTACATTTGCTGGTTGCGATTGAATTTGTCGCGCTATATTTGCATTAATCCGATTTGCTCGATCCACTCGCTTAACTAACAGTTCATTTTTTGCTTCTGAATGAACTATTCGATCTGTTACTACTAAACCCATATTCAATTTTGTGGCAATATTGCAACGTTTTATAGAACACGCCTTACATAAACACCCTTCATCCATGTAATGGTTCAATTGAATATGATCAATATGCGAATTTTGTATTGTTAGTTCTTCATACATCTTGTACTCTTCAGGGGTGTATGAGACAAAGTCAATCGTTGATTTACGTAACCACTCATTAATATACTCTTGCCTTTCATCTTCCGAATAATAATAATTGAAATATTGACATTTTGTTAGTTCATCTAACAAATTTTTAGGAATTTTATAATGTAATTTGAACTTAGCGTATAAATCTTTGATTGGTTTATTTGCGCTTTCATAATCCTTAATTGGTTTAATATTTGATCCAAAGATGGTTGTTAGTATGCTCCCCCAAAAAACAGAATCCTTTAAACGTAACTTAATATAGTTGATTCCATTCTCTTGTACTAACAAATATTTCTTAGAATGATCAAATTGCGCTGGTATAGTAATTCCATACTTGTCTATAAAATGATCACCATTTGCAATATGTGGAAGTATACGATTGAATCGATTAATTACCTTATCTAGACTGTATTTATTCACAATTTCGTCTCTATTATTAAAATGATAGACACCGATCTTCTCAAAATAGGCGGATATTTTACGCTCTATAGGACTGCGATAAACGTCAATAACATAGACATTACGACCAATGTGCTTATTGTATAGAATTATTTCATTAATTGTTACACCAGAAATTCTGCCTAGAATTCGCAACATCTCTTCATCGTGAATATGAATTACACTGATCTTATCAGTCCCAAAGATTCGCAATGAACTAACAATCGAAGTGGATCCCACCTTTGGGGCGCTATAAACAAATACCAGTTTATTACTCGGGAACTTATTTATATTCAGTTTTTCGTTGATTTCTAATAGCAATCGTCGTTTCTCTGGATTGTTTACAAATCCAAAAACATTAACAGGGTGTTGTTCCATATCTTTATCTTATAAAGATATTTATATTTAAATAATCTAACATATATTAATAATGTTGTTTTCATTTGAAGCAATTGTTGCTGTAGATCAAAAGTTTGGACTTGCTAAAAATGGTCAAATACCATGGAAAAGTAAAACTGACATGAACTTCTTTAAGACTATAACGACCAATAATATTGTAGTAATGGGTTCCAAAACATTATTGTCATTAAGAAATGCCAATCCTTTACCAAATCGTCTAAACATTATACTAACAAGAGATCCTAGTAAATTTGCAAATGACGACAAATACAAGGATTTAGACAACATATTATTTCTCGACGAGATCATGTTCAAGTCATTTCTTAAAGACCCTAGTGTTTTAATTAAAGAGGAATACAATAAGTTTTTGAAAAATGATCCCAAGATATTCATAATTGGTGGCGAACAAATCTATAAAGCATATTGCAACATATGTTCAACCATTTGGTTAACAAAAATCAAAGCAAATTATGAATGTGATTTGATTTTTTCATTTGGATCTATATTACTTAATACAGATCAATATAAATATGACACTTATTATGAAGACGATGAATTACTAATTATGCATTTTCAGTCGAACCTTGGATCTGAATCTGAGTTTTTGACGAAATGAAGTGCTTGTTCATGTACTTCTGGATATTAAAGAAGGTCAAGTTTACACTCTCTTCAGTAGTTATGCCTAGCAGTGACCTCAACTTGTCATCTGGTACGATCTTGTTCTTAGAATTCTCACTCTGCTCCTGCAACTTGTTTGTCTTGATGTATTCAGACAGGATCTTAGTGACCTCAGTGCGAGCAATCTCAGTACCCTCTGGTCTGTTCATGAAATCACATAATTCCTTGGTTACCTTAGTCGGCTTTGCAAAACCTGATGGCGCACGAGGTTTCTTGGGTTTCTTCTCCGCCTTCTCAGTTACCTTCTTGACACCCTTTAGTTCCTTATTGACACTCTTCTCTAGAGTCTTTACTTGCTGTTGAAGCGAATTTAATTGCATCTTAAATAACGTAATGGTATCATTAATTGTATTGAATGAAGCAACGATATTACTAATAGAAGTGGATTGAGTAGTTTGTTCGGTAGACATTGTATTGTATACTATATTATGTAGGATGACTTTAAATTGTTTTATTAAATATTATTTTAATATAGGTTGGTTTTATTTTCTCAACATTTTATAACACAAATTAAACCTGATGAAATCTAAATATACAAAATTATTATTAATAATTATTGTTATACTAACAATTTTAATTATTTTATATAATTTCTTAGGACAATCATACAAATTTGGCAATAAAATTGGCACATTTCACGGTGTTACAGCATATTCAAACCAACGTCATGAAACCAAATGTAAAGACGCCAATTATTATAATGGTATTTATACAGGTATAAAGTGGCAATGTGTCGAATTTGTGAGAAGATATTTAATTATTAAACATGGTGTCACATTTAGTGATGTTGCTAGTGCTTTTGAGATCCCTAATGCACAATTTACGACGCTTAAAGGTAGTCCTATTCAGATGAAAAATGATCTTAAAGTGGGAAGTATTATTATATTCCCAAAGAGTTATAAGAACAATTTACCAGATGGTCATGTATCAATTGTTAGTAATATTACTCTTTTTGGGATAACAGTCGTTGAACAGAACTATATTGATGACCAGTTTACTCGGTTTATTAAGAATAAAGACTTAAAAAATGTTACTATACTCAGTTTACCAGTGTAAAATAAGTATTTTATAAAAACAGTATAAAATAATAATTGTAATCATAAAATTATTATTATCGTTTCCTACAAGATTTGAACCTGCGACCTTCCGGTTTTTTACAGCGGACGCTCTAACCAAACTGAGCTAAAGAAACATGATCATCATTATTTCATGATATATTATCAATTGCACACCTATCTCTTGGTATCTCTGGGTTTTCTGGTGACAGGTTTACTTGTCTTCTCCTCAGCAGGTTTTGACTGTCTTCTCACAACCTTAGTCCACTCGCCATCAGTCTGCTCGGACTTAGGCGGTGCCTTGCGCTTATCAGACACGGGAGGTCTAACTGCTCTAGGTAGTCGAACAGACGGTTGTCTAGACACTGGTCTAGGACTTGAAGGTTCATCTTCCTCTACAGCGTCATCCTGCTTGACAGACTTGTAGGTTGTTCTTGCAGACTTCAAGTCATTTCTGGTCTCGCACATGAGTTTACCACCCTTAATGCCGCAAACCTCAGCAGCCTGGAACTCATGTTTACCACCCTCAACACTGGTAAGAGTGAACTCAACATACTCACCCTGTACCAAATACTTGTACTGCTCAGAGTCGACCTTAATTGCACTGTGATGGATAAAGACGTCACTTCCGGACTTGGATCCGTCAGTAACAGTTACAAAACCGTATCCGGCCTTGTTATTGAACCACTTGACGCGGCCGGTGAATTTCTCGGTGGAAGATGATGCACTTGTAGACATACTATTATACTTTAATATGTGTTGTATCTTTATATTGTTTATTCCAGAATATATTATTAAATTTGACTATGGATTTCCCATATGATACAAATAACAAATATAAGAATAAATAGTTGGAAAAATGCTCGGTTTTTCAATATAAGGAATATTATTTTTATCGCAATAATTACGAACAATATGTTGAATTTTTCGTAAAGAACTATGAGGAATATTTGGAAACAAATGATGTTCTATTTGAATATCTAATCCAAAACACAAAAATCTTATAATTGGATTATTTGTTCTATAATTCATACTGCTTGAAATTTGGTTATATAAAAAGTCATTTTTATTCTCGGTATTTATCTGGATACACTCATGTTGAATATGGGATAATTGCGATGTTAATAAAAATAACATTCCAGTTAAACCATACATAATAATTGTATGAATATAACCTAAATTATATAAAATTAACAAAAATAACACGATATTCCATCGTCTATTTTTTATAGAATAGTACGGACCTTTACTAAACGCACCAAATATAAAGAGAACAAGGGCATAAATAAATTGAAACTTATGATGAAAATAATATACGTGTTTATTTGAATGTCTCAATAATAATTGATTATCACCATAATCATGATCATAATCTGTATTTGTAAAACTATGATGTAAGTAATTGTGTTGATATTTCCAATCTTCTGTTGTTACATTCGGAGACATAACAGAATACGAAATTAAATTATTTAGTTTTTGATTCTTGAAACCGGTATAGTGTGATGTTTCGTGAAAAACTAATCCGGCAAAACCCATATTCATACACGCTAATAACACCATTAACCAATAAGACAAATTATTCGCATTCCAAAAACAATAGAACCACATTCCCAGATAAATAGACAACATAAATGCATTGTATACTATTTCTTGGTTACACCAATACAAATGTATTTTCTGTTCGTGGATTTCATCATATACTAACTTTTTCAATTCACAATATTTATCATAAGTGTAATTTGTTTCATATTGTATAATTATACTATCTGATTTTTCTTTAGAATGTACTTCATATTTAGGCAATATCTCTAATATGTTCTTAGGATCTTTATGATACATATAAATCATGGGAGTAATATTTGTATCTGCTTTCAAATTATTAAACATATCTATTCCACCAGGATGAATGTTTACAAAACTAGTTAAATCGTATATTTTGTCGTGAATTTTATATCTATACTTTGGTTCTAAGGGGAGGATATTATTCATATAATACTACAAAATATTTTATTATATGAAATTTCATCATTTGTAATTTTGAATGCAACTTATTCTTCGTCTTCTTCGCTTTCTGCTGCGCTTTCCGTAGAACTTTCTGCTGCGCTTTCCGTAGAACTTTCTGCTGCGCTTAAGAATCCCATATCTTTATACACAGTATCAAATACTTTAATTATTTCGTTATAATCTGGACACTCATCAAAATCCAACGCTCTAACATAGATCAATAACTGTTTCAAAAAGTCCGGAATAAGTGGTTTCTCAGAATTTGTTAGTTGCTCTTTCTTCAAACACATATTTTTTGAGTCTGTTTCTTTATCCCAAAACAATTTGCCAAAAAGCATATAGATCATTATATAGATGCAAGACTCAAGATCATCTCTGCGACTTGGTTCGACACCTTTATGGACGTTTATACTAACAAAATTGGGTGTCCCAATCATCTTAGTTATTTTACCCTCTTCTATATGGACTCCATCATAGTTATATCTCTTACAGAAACCAAAGTCAATTAAAAACAATTTGTTAGTTTGTATTTGTAACATGAAGTTTTGCGGTTTAATATCGCGATGTAATAAAAAATAGTTATGAAGAATATACAATCGTTGGATCATCTGCTTTCCTAGAAGCAGAACCATTTCCATTTCTAGACGACCTTCTTTTTTAACCAGGTCTGAAATAGAATAATCTAACAAATCTGTCACTAAATAGGTGACTTTATTTGTTGATCCATACCATTTCAGTTGTGGGAATCCATCCAATTTCGACAAATATTGATAAATTTTTGCTTCAGACTTTAAAGACTTATGATCAGCACCTTTTGGTTCTACTTTGATTGCAACTACATCACTCGTGCGTATATTTTCCCCTTTATAAACCTGTCCAAAACTACCTTGACTCAATTTCGCTAGTAATCTATATTTATTGCCTAACATGTGATTTGTTAGTTGTTATATAATAAACAATATTGTATTTATATTTGTTAGTTACCATAACAAGTGTATTGCCAAATTATTTGGACTATATTTATTCTTTTTCCAATCCCCCTTAATTCCACGCGCTCGTGTCAAGTAGTTTTTCCTACGCGTTTTGTTTTTATGTTTTGTAAAGTCTTCATAACCCATTTGTCCAAAATGGACGATCTTGCCGTCAGGTGTCGTAACCATATATTTTTTCTCCTTTTTTGTTGATAGTCCAATTTTCGCTGTTTTCCCTAGGTATTTTTTAGCGAGTCGATATACTTGAGTTGGATTTGAATATTTCCTTATTTTTGACTTTTTAGACATATTTGCCATTTATATATAATATATAGATTTATTTATTACATGGTAAAAAAAACAACTAACAAATGTTAGTTGTTTTACAATTATTTTTAATTAATTAAATTATACAAAATATGCGATCGGACAAACGTCCTTATACAGTCGGACAAACGTCCTTATACAGTCGGACAAACGTCCTTAAAAGTCCTTATACAAAGTTATACAATATACAGAATCCTTATATCTCACCCCTAACCCAGTTGCCATCGACCTTTACGTCATTGCAATACTCTCCGACCCAAGTCTTATCTAAACGCTTGGAATACGCTGCGCCTTGTCCGTGATACTTACCGTCTTTCCACTCGCCCTTGTAATAGTCTCCATCGCCATAGTGATACTCACCTTTTCCTTGATAATTATTTCTCTTAAATTCGCCTTCATAATAAGGCACCGTTTTTTCCCAAGTTTGTTCGAAAGTCTGTTTACCGTGGCCCTCGGCAAATCCGTCTACGAAATTGCCATCAATATATGAATCAGTTTTGTAGAAATGCTTGATTCCTTTACCATTTGGCAGACCGTTCCTCCACTCGCCCTTGTATCGGCATTTTCCGTCTTCTATAGTGTACCAAACATTGACGTCTTTTTCCAAGGGTTCCGCTGCGCTTGAGACTGGTACTACTTCGTTCGCGACTGATACTACTTCGTTTGCGCTTGAGACTGCTGCGCTTGAGACCTTTTGTCTCTCTTCTTCAGCGTCCTCTTGATACGCCATATCTAAAATTCGGGCGTCGTATTGTTCATCAGTCTCTCCATCAACTTTTGGATTATATGCTCGGAGTCGCCTTAGTTGTTCACCGGTGCCCTCGAAATCATAAACGTATATCGTCTCCATCCTATCATCTAAGTCTACCACTTGATCCTCTTCCATAGGACGAATTAGACTGAGTTTTTCTTCTTTTTTATTTTCTTCTTTTACCTCTGCCTGCGGATTAAAATACGCATTTATTCTCCTACGATTAATAACATAAATACTAAAATACAACATTATATATATAAATTTTACTATCACTCTTCTAGACAGAAGGCGATCCTTACCTGCTTCACAAAACTCAATGTTAGTAGCGTCCATTGTTCTTAGTGTTAATTTAAAAGTTTGTTAAGTTTAAACTGTGGGGTGTTAATATATTTATAAAAGGACTTAAAGAGAAAAAAAGCAATTCAATTTTTTTTCTACCATGTAAAAAATGAATTAACAAGGGGGTTAAAAGGTGTAAATCGGTTAAAATTGCAAATATTTTCCTTTAGATTGGCATTCAAAGTGTAAAAAATTGAATTTTATTAAACTTAATTAATTAAGTTTATTATTATTAATTCACTCCAATAATGACAACATTAACTGCCACCAACATTCCATTAGACAATGTTAAAGAGATTTTATCCTTTAACGATCAAGTTTTAACAAAGGATAATAGAATTGTTGGAAAGCTTGATAAAAATATGCCAATATTTACACTATTATTACAAAAACCACTTATTGAAAGTTCCGGTGGGTTGTATAGGCATAATGGTGTTACACATATGGTTCAACTTCCTTTTGGAGATCAAATATTATTTGGACATTTGTCTTTGAATAACGATATATGGATTGATTTTAGAATTCGTGGTCCAAAGTATAGCAGATCACATAACCCGTATAGATCATACACACATTTAATAAAATAAAATAAAATATTTATTAAACAATTTAAAGAGAATAAACACCATTTTATTTTTTTATCCATTGATTACTGCGTTTGTCATTCGATATTCTATAATTATTCTGAATGCCAAGTCACCAAACCCTAAGAACACGTTATTCAATATTAAAATGACAAAATTGTAATCAGTTTTCATTTTACTTAGCGCATAGATCAAAAAACCAAATATTACCATTTGATACGTGTAACTGTAAACCAAACAATCTTCTATCCTGTCAATATGACTTTTTGAATACATCAAAATAACATAATTAAAAAATAATTTACAAAAATAAAACAATATTAATACTTGCAACGCTTCGTCAACATTCGTTTCGACAGCATTTCTTGAAGCAACTATATTGGTAATATTCATTATTGAATTGGATATAATATGAACCACTAATACATGTGTAAAATTTGTTACTTGTAGGTTTTGTTGTTGTTGGTTTGGTATTATAACTTGTTGTAGATTCGGTATTGGCATTTGCAATGGCATGTAATAATTGCCTTTACAATGAGGGCAAAAGTTTTTGTTTTGTCCTGAGTTTAATAGCAGTAAGATACAACCTACATGATATACTGAATTAGCGCACTTACATGGCAGCATTACGTGGTGATTTGCTTCTAGATCAAACACTTCTAAGCATATCAAGCATTCCTTGTCTTTTATAAAATCTATGTCTGGTTTTTCAAATTGTTGTAATATTGATATTTTATGTTCATCATTATTCATTATTCATTAATATTAATAGGTATTATCTGTTTATAATGTAATATAATATTATTTGCCATAATACAATTCAATTACTTCTAACAACTCCTTATTTTCATCATTCTCAATTCTTGTAATCTGTTTATTAATTTCCTCTTCTAAAACAATAAGACAATTTAAATATCAATCTTTAAAAAACGGCGTTAAATCTAAATTATCTCTTTGATTTCCTTGATTTCCTTAATTTTCTGGATTTCCTTGATTTTCTGGATTTCGTCTTTATGCTTTTCCTTTTCCTTTTTCTTAATCCTCGTGCTTCAGTATCAGAATCAGAATCAGTATCAGAATTCTCACTAGAATCAATATTGTAAGTAATTGGCATAGCAGTAGCAGCAGTTTCGGTCAAATAATTCTTAAGTGAAATAATAAAGGAATCTGCTTTTTTCCGCTGTTCCGTAGTTGGTTCAAACCTATCTGCACGACGATCCATGTTGCTCAATTCGCGAAGAATATAGTTCGCTTCAATTCTCATTATTGGAACTCTGTCTGCTACGTTATTCCAGTTAAGACGAAATCTCGGTTTCGGATGTAATAAACTCGTCGCCACTGTCATAGGGCCTTCGTGCGGATCCCTTCCTTCTAGTTCTAAAAGTAAACTTCTTCCTCTAACCATAATATTAAAAATTCCACTATATTTTTCGCTATTATTCATTTCAGTAATAAACTCATCTGTATCCATTATAAAATATAATTATATTATTTTATATTTTATATTTTGTTAACTTTTCTTGCGAAGCTGTTAAAAGTTATTTTATACCAAAATAGGTTGTGCTAATTTTAATTTATTCACCGTTTTATTTTCATTGATTTTCAAATATATAATGAGTATTAAATTCTATATATTTAAAAACAATATAGAAACATCTACCTACATATATGTAGTATAACATATTAAACAAATAAAATGGTTAAAATTTGCGACATCAATAATTATCCTTCTGAAAATGAAGAGAAGTATAAGGAACACTTTGACAAGTTTAAATATCCGCTCCACATTTTTCAAAAATGGGCGATCGAGGGAATTGTAGAGGGACAGCATGTACTCGTAACGGCGCCAACTGGTAGCGGGAAGTCATTACCTGCTGAATTCTCTTTGGATTTCTTTGTAAAACAAGGAAAGAAGGTGATCTATTGCTCACCAATCAAGGCGCTATCCAATCAAAAATTCGACGATTTTTCTACAAAATATGAGCATATTAGTGTAGGTCTTATTACCGGCGATATTAAATGTAACCCGGATGCAGATGTTCTAATCATGACTACTGAAATCCTGTTAAATAAACTCTACCAACTTAAAAGTAGAAGAACTGAAGTCCTCTTAAATAAAGACAAAAGTGGAACAATTATTAAAAATACGAGCACCTCATTTGAAATGGATATTGAAAATGAATTAGGATGCGTTGTATTCGATGAAATTCACATGATTGGCGATCCTAGCAGAGGGCATGTGTGGGAAAACAGTATTCTAATGCTACCCAAACACATCCAAATTGTCGGTCTATCGGCAACTTTAGATAAACCTGAGAAATTTGCGTCATGGTTGGAGAACAGAGGCGAAAATGAAAATAAAGAGAATGTTCCTTTAGAAAAGACTGTCTATCTAACTAACAAACTGATTCGATCTGTGCCCTTAACCCACTACGGATTTATTACGGCAACCGGTGTTGGCAAGGTATTCAAGGACAAGTCTACACAGGAAGAAGTCAAACGCACCATCGATAAACCTTTCGTCATCCAGGACGCAACTGGCGTCTTCAACGAACAAAATTACTCAATGATGAGTAAAATGCTGAAACAATTCGACGACAATGGTATCCGAGTGAAGCGCCAACAAGTTCTAAACAAGATCGCTGAACATCTGGTCGAGAAAGAAATGTTACCTGCAATTTGCTACGTCTTTTCGAGAAAGCAATTGGAGATTTGCGCTCATGAAGTAACAACCAATTTACTCGAGTTCGACAGCAAAGTGTCTTATACAATTGATCGCGAGTGTGAGCAAATTATCAGGAAGTTGCCAAATTTCAAGGAATACATGAATTTACCTGAGTATTTTAATTTGGTCACATTGCTGCGCAAAGGTATAGCAATTCACCATTCGGGTATGACACCTATATTCAAAGAAATGGTGGAAATATTGTTTGCCAAAGGTTGTATCAAGTTGCTTTTTGCGACAGAATCGGTCGCCATTGGTCTCAATTTACCGGTCAAAACATGTATATTCACAGACATCTATAAACACGACGGCACTTGTATGCGTGTATTACAAGCGCATGAGTACACCCAGGCAGCAGGTAGAGCAGGGCGTCTTGGACTAGACACAGTCGGTCATGTGATCCATCTGAACAACCTGTTTCGTGACACCAATGTTATTGCATACAAGACAATGATGAACGGTAAACCCCAAGTACTCAAATCTAAGTTCAAGATTTCTTATAATTTGCTTCTGAATTTGATTGATATTGGAGAGACCGACTACACTTGCTTCGCCAAACGAAGTATGATTACAGACGATTTGACAGGTCAAATGAAACATGTTTCAACTGAAATCGACAAGTGTAAACAAGAAGTAGATCGTCTTAATTTATCTATTGACACAATGCGAACCCCTCGAGATACAGTTGAACACTACTTGGATCTACAAAGGAACAAGGACAAATACGCCAATAAGAAACGCAAGGAAATGGAAAAGGAAATACAGAAGATCAAAGATGAACACAAAACTGTAGATCAAGATATCGTAACAATACAAAAATATGTCGATAAGGTTTCGGAGTTGACACAATTGAACAAACAGCATGAAGGACTAAAGAACTATATCAACAATGATGTGAAAAACGTGTTGTATTGGTTGAGAGAAGAGGGATTTTTAGTAACTTTAACAAATAAAACTATAGTAAACGAAGTAACAGTAGATGCTACTGTATTTGATGACAAAATAGAATCAACAATAACAGACACAACAGTGGTAAGTGAAACAACAGTAGAAGAAGAACGTCTCACCTTAAAAGGCAAGATTGCGTCATCTATTCGTGAGGTCCATTGCCTCATATTTGCAGACCTTCTCGAATCCAAAAGGTTACAACAATTCGACGTTTTAGATTTGATCGCATTATTCAGTTGCTTTACCAATGTTTCTGTACCTGATAACTTAATGGAGTACACTTTGAATTCTGACGACAGCGATATAAAGAAATTCATTAAGGAAGTTTCGAACATGTACGAAGAAAAGAAGGAATTAGAGATTCAAGAGAATATCAACACAGGAATTGATTATAACATTCATTTTGACCTCATTGATTACGTTGTTGAATGGTCATCTTGCACAGATGAACTCGATTGTAAAGTGCTTTTGGATAGAATTGGTTTAGAAAAGGAGATCTTCTTGGGTGACTTTGTCAAGGCGCTGTTAAAGATCAATAACATTGCGTCCGAAATGGAACGCATTGCAGAACTATTAGGTGACGTGGAGTTCTTACATAAACTGAAGCAAATCCCTGAGTTAACGCTGAAGTTTGTAGCGACGAATCAGTCCCTGTATGTATAAGGAACGACTAAAATATTTCGCATCAAAGATGCTTAAAAAAACATTTACAAAAAATTGATTTAAAAATGATTTATTAAATCAATGTATAATATTTTATACACAATGCAATACGCCGTTTCTAAAAGCAAAAACATAATAGTTGAATATGTCTGGTTGGGTCTAGACAATGAAATCTTCAGTAAGACACGCATTCTTTCTGCTAGGCAATTAGTACAGAATAGAAGTGGCGACTATATAGACTACAAAGAAATTCCTGATTGGGATTATGACGCTAGTTCTACACGGCAGGCGACCACCGAGTCATCCGAAGCAATATTGAAACCTTGTGCTCTATATAAAAACCCATTTATCAAAGAGTCGCAAAGTTTCATTGTTCTATGCTCTACTTACACTCCGGATGGAACCCCACTTAAAAGCAACACTCGCCATGATGCGACCGAAATCTTTAGTAATGACGCCGTAATTGATCAAGATATCTGGTTCGGAATTGAATTCGAGTATATGATGTTTAGCAGAGCATCTGGGCGCCCATTAACAACCATTAGCGCTACTCCTATTCCTAACGCTATTTTCAATAATAAAATAAACTACTGCTCTATAACAGCACTTGGTCATAATGTTGTAGAAGAGCACATGATGTTATGTTTGGACGCCGGAATCGGTTACGACGGTTACAATTCCGAGGTTGTAGTCGGTCAATGGGAATATCAGATTTTCGGCAAAGGCATTGACGTCGCGGATCAATCAATTGTGGCGCGGTATATATTGGAGCGTGTTGCGTTTAGACATGGTATATTTATTAATTGGCATCCGAAACCAATTCCCGACAAAAATGGTCAGGGAAAACACGTCAATTGTTCGACCAAGATGATGCGAGCACCTGGTGGTATTTCGGCAATACATGAAGCCATTCAGAGGTTAGAAGCAGCGCATGACGACCATATTAAGGTTTATGGTAAGGACAATGAACTGCGTTTAACTGGCAAACATGAGACGTCTAGTTACAAAAAATTTACTAGTGGACAAGCAGACAGGACGGCGTCAGTACGCATCGGATCCAGAACTGCCGCGGCGGGATGCGGTTATTTCGAGGATAGACGCCCGGCGTCAAACGCGGACGAATATTTAGTAACTTCCAAGTTGGCTGCAACAATTCTATTGGGTTAATAAAAATAATATTAAATATTAAATATAAATGATATCATTTCAATTTCATTCCATTGTCATCAATATATTAAAAACTGTTTTAAGATCTGTTGCATTTAATAGCACATGTATTATAATATTTGGTCTTATCTATTTTTTTGTAGCGACAGACAAGATGCCATTTGGTGAATACTTTATTTTGAGTACGAAGGCGCAGTTTTTGCTACCAACGCCAAGCGATCATTTAAATGTAATAGAAAAAGATGTAATACTTTTTCAGAAAGTTTTTGGCATGATCGGATTCACAATAATTGTATTACGGTTCTTTAGAAAATTGTTTAAATAATACATACAATGTCTTGATTTATGTATTATTTTATTAGCGCTTCTTTCTTGATCTATTTTTACTATATTTATCATTACTTTTCAAATCTCGTGTTGCTTTGTTTTTATTTTGTGAATCAACTATTTTACCACCCGCCATTCCCAAAGTCATACCTGCATTACGTCCTGTTGAGTCAATAACATCAAATTTCACATTACTCAATGGAACAGTCAACTTAACTGATTTTAATGTGCTTCTGGTTTTTACCTCCTGTACAATTTTTGGTATGATTTCGTTTTTATCTAACGGTATACCATCATTACTCATACTTTCTATCGTGTTCATACGTTGAAGACGCTTACCAGTTACTGCGAATTCGACATTACCAGTATTCGAAACTGGAACAGTTATTTTTTCGACTAAGGTATCAGGAGATGTATAAAAAGTTAAAGAACCATATAAAGCACTAAATATGTTTCCTATAGTAGTAATAATTGATGTATCAATTAACCTATTTTCGGAACCTGTTTGCGTTTTAATATTAATATCATATGCACCCTGAATTTCAAGAACCAATTTCTTTGTTTCATCTAGTATTATTGATTTACATTTATCAGCAACTCCATTCTCAGTGAATAAAGAATTTTTAACTTCTTTTAATTTACCTTTGTTTTTACCACTTGCAATTGCTACATAAGTAGACTTATATTTATCAAAATAATCAGAAAACATAGATATTTTACTCAGACATATTCTATAAAATTCTTGTTTAACGCCTCCCAAAACACCAGAACTAGAACCAGAACTAGAACTTGGGTTTGATCCCATTAGTGTTTCAAGTTCTTTGACATCCGGATTATTTGTTTTAAATGTCCTCAACATCTCAAATATTTCTTCAGCGTTTTTAGAAGTAATATCAATATTTTTAGGTTCTAAATATAATAAATTTGTTCCGTATAAAAAACTAGTTTCAAATGCAACATTTATTTGAAAAGGATCAGACGTTTTATTTCTTCCACTACAAGTTGTACAAATTTGTCTCTGATTTAAGAATAATTCCATACAACCTAGACGATATACTACATTAGCGTATCTAGGATCTTCACTCACAGATGCTGAATCTGCTTCATCGACTGGTTGTTGCAAAACGGTTACCCCAGGTGTTGTAGTCAAAGACTTGTGTTTTACAAAATCAACTGTTCCACTAGTTCCTGGAGGTATAATAACATCTGTCAATATAATATTCATTTTTAATAAACTTTCTATAAGTGTTGCATTTGTTTTATCATTTGCTGTTTCCTTTGTATCTCTAAACAATTTATTTTTAGTTGCCAAAAAAACTCTATTTGAATTACTCATCGCTATACCATAAACATGCATGTCTTTTCGATACTCACTTTTTTCATAATCATCTGATTTTTTTGAACCCATAAACACATATAATGCAAAAATTTTTTTTATAATTGGTAAAGGTATGACAGGTTTGTCGACAGTCCCACCTGGTACCGGCAGTAAACTAGGATGAAGACCGCAATAAAATTTTTTTGGGTTAATGAGGTCAATTAATGTCCTTTTATATGTATCAAATAAAACAGTTTTATTTTCTGTTATTTCAGTCCACAATGCATCAAACTCTCTTATTTCAGCGTCTGTTAAACCAACTTGTATTTCTTTAATTAATAATTCTTGTTTTCTTTCATCTAGTATACTTAACTGAGTTTTATAATCAAATGTATAACAATTTGTTGTAGTTACCGGTACGTTTAAAAATGACAATATTTTTGACATAATAAACAATGATAATAAGAACAATCCTGCTATTGGAAAATGTTCGTAATCATGTCTTTTGAAATCCATCGTATTTTTGGTTACGTTTTTTGGACTAAGAAGACCAAGAGAAACATGATAGTTTAAAAATAATCTTGAAATTTTTGAATATTTTTCCATACTAGTATCAAAACCATCTGGGTTTTTTTCTAATCCAATAAATCTCAACCAACTCCAAATTCTTTTTGTGTTACCATTTATTGACAATTTTGTGTCCAACATTTTGATAAATCTTCTTGATAATTGAGAATTTATCCCCCAATCCGGACCAGTTGCCCTATCATCATATATCCTTTCTAAACTATAATTATTACCAACTTCCTGAGCGTTATTACCTGTTCCTCCAAAACTTTGGTTCATTGCTTGATATACTTTAAATATTTCTATATATTTACCACCTCCTCCTCCTCCTCCAGTTTCAGAAGCAACTGATGCCACATACTGGTCGAATTGTAATTGGTCGAATTGTAATTGGTCGTTTGACTTTCTTGCCGTTTCATATTCAGTCTCTACTGTTTTTAATACAAGTATAAACCCGCCAATACTTGTATCATCTTGGTAAAACATAATTTTTTTATTATATCCACGAGTTGTTACGCCTGACATTCCTGTAACTTCGCCAACTCTATATGTCATTTTTGTAAGAACTGATATGTATTTAGCGTCATTTGCTGCTGACCTATCTTCTGTATTATAGGTTATTAATTTAGTATTATTACATTTGACTAATTCAGTTGATCCACTCGAAATTGATACATCTAAACTGCTTTTAACTGAAAACTCATCACTTGTAAATACTACAAATGCAATAACTGTCTTATAAATCATAATGTTAGGATCCACATCGTCCGCCAGTGCAAATTGTTGAACTGCATATAACAGTTCTATTAAAGCACTAAATAAAAAATATGTTAATTGATTACACGCTGGACTATTTAACGTTTCTCGGTTTGCTTCTGTTAAAAATGATTTACTAAACATGTCATCATAATTATCTCTAAATGCTTTAGTAAAAGGATAGGTTGAACTAGGAAACCACAACATAAAATCATCACTTCTCAATACAATAATAGCATTTTCTAAAGCATATTGCGTTAAATTTGATATTGATAAATTTCCAGCAATTCCCATTTCAATTTTATCACGCCACTTTAGGTACTTATTATTCGACCTAAAAATATCTATTAATAATGGATCTGTTATAGTAAAATATGTAAATGTGCTTTTGGGAGATACTACAGAATAATACCTTCTTGCATCAGGAGCGTCATACTCTTTCTTATAATTATCCATTTTTGCATCTGTAATAATGGATGTCATATTTGTTGCTTCTACTGTACTTATTATAGAAGTAACCATAGTATTAAACTGCTGATTACCCTGAAGCATTTGTGGAGCGTAAAAACCAAAAGGTGTTATATCACTTTCTGGAGACACGTATACTGCTGGTCCTCCTATTCCTGATGCTGTTGCTGCTGTTTTTTCTACGTCCATTTTTCCCATATTTGATGGTATTTCCAATGGTATTTCCAAGTCTGTTGCGATTTTATCAACAAATTCTTTGAATTCTTGATAAACTGCTTCTTTCTCTTTGGTTAGTTTGTCAATATTACTTTTAATTTGTTTATATTTAAAATCAAGTTCACTGTTCTCTGTTGTTAACCGCATCTTTTCATCTTCACAAGCAGTTAGTTTTCTCTGTATTTCCTCTAGATCTTCGCTACTTTTGAACAACTGATCCGAAATTGCCTTAAGTTCTAATTCCTTTTGTTTAAGTTGTTCATCACAATCTTCTTTATGTTTCTGTAGACCCCTACTCACCTCGTTCAAGTTAGTAAGAGCTGTTAAAATGGTTGTTTGGTCTTTTTTTAATGTATTTAAATCTGTTGTTAATTGATCATGTATTTGTTTAAATTTTTCCGCATTAGTACCTTGTAATTGTCCTTGCTGCTGCATTTGCCCTTGCTGCTGCATTTGTTCTTGTAATTCTACAATTAGTAAATCAACTTGTTGTAAGTCTGTTTCCAATCCTTTCATACGATCACTTTGCGCTTGAATAGCAGAGTCTACCTTTGCTTTATCATTTACCAATCTATCATATTCTCCTGTTTTTGAAATTAATTGTTTTGTTAGATCACTAACTTCCCTTGTTTTTTTTTCTAAATTATCGGTACATGCGTTGGACTCTCTGTTACAAATTTCTAATTGTCCCCTTATATCTTTCAAGTTATTTTCCAAGATTTGTTTCTCGTTGTTACATTGTCGCAATTCATCTTGACATCTAGCACTTGAACCTTCTGCTGTGTTTTTTTCAGCGCTTAACGCCATAATTTGAGCGTTAAGTCCGGCAATTATTTGTTCTCTAGAAGTTATTTCTCCTTGAGTTTGTACTATTAACATATCTTTTGCAGTGTTATCACTTGTTAACTCTATATTTTGCTGCCTTAGTAGTTCTAATTGACGGTTACATTCTTCTAATTCTTCTGGACAATTGTCTTCTTGACCCTCATCAAGTGAACCGCTTCGCGAAGATCTGTATGCGGATGCTGATGCTGATAAACCTGAACCTAAACCTAAATCTAAATCTTCTTCATCCGAATCTGACTCGGATATACTACGTCTGCGGTTTTGTCCCAGTTGTTGTCCCGTTTTTTGTCCCGTTTGTCCCGTTTTTTGTCCCATTTTTCCAATAATTGGTTTTGAAGTCTTTACTGCAGTTACTTTTGACTTATTTTTAGTGACCGGTGAATTTTCATCAATTGGACCTGCTTCTTCGTCTTCGTCTTCGTCTTCGTCTTCGTCTTCACCAGAACTAGAATCGACTGCAAAAAGGGCACTTTCATCAATTGGACCTCTTCTTGTTCCTACTGCTTCTTCGTCTTCACCTGTTGTTGAAATTGACGATGGTGACCTTGGCGACGATGACGGTGACGATGACGGTGATGATGATGACCTTGGTGACGATGATGACGTAAGATCACCCAAAACGCCTGTTACTGATGCTGTTGTTGAGATTGATGATGGTGACCTTGGTGACGATGATCGTGATGATAACCTTGACGATGATGATGATGAGGATGATGACGTTGCGTCTAGAGGTACATCAATTTCTCCTTGGTCTTGGTAATTACCCTTTCTGACACTGTACTTTAAATTTTTTGATATTAAATCAGAACCACGTTTGCTACCTATGCCTTTTTCTGATGATGGCAACGATGATGCTGATGATGATGATGCTGACGATGATGGCAACGATGATGATGCTGTTACTTCTGCTACTTCTGCTTCTTCTGCTTCTTCATTTGAAGTATTTGCTGTTTTACTGTTAGTTTTTTGTTTTTTGCCCGGGTTATTATCTTTATTTGGATTTTTACCTGGTGGTTTATTTGGATCTTCACTTGGTGGATCTGAACTGCTCATTATACTATTAAACTATATAATATATAAAAATCAAACTTTAAAATCAAACTTTAACTAAAATATAAATCATCCTAAAATATTTTATATTTTACAAACCTAGTAATAGACATGAATTATCAAGAATTATCCAAAATTCATTTTGAAGGTCCTAATTTTGCGCCAAAATAGATCCAAAATTCACTAAAATGTGCTAAAAACGGTTATAAAATTTCCTGACCATATATCATCACAAAAACACACCCTATATTTTCATGCATTTTCTCAATAACAACTTTTTTCCAAAAAGCCAAAAGGAAAATGAAAAATGGACATTTTTAAAAATGTCCAAAAATGAAAACCCAAAAAAAGTTTTAAAATGACCCATTTTTGCGATTTTGACGGTAACAGTCACAATTATTTTTTTTGTGAGAAAAAAATGAGACGCTAATTTTTCCACTTTTTCCGTCAAAAGTTGCTACTTTTTAATATTTCCATAGTATAGGAAATAATGGAAATTTTAGGCAAACACAAAATTAACCCAGAATACTACTGTTCAAAGTGTGACTATTCTACTAGCAAGAAATTTAACTATACAAAACACATGACCACAGCAAAACATCTTTCCAGTCACAATGGAAATCAAAAAGTAGCAAAAATGGGTCAAAAAGTAGCAAAAGTAGCAAATTTTGTCTGCGACAACTGCGGCCTTCAATTTGTAACAAACAGTGGCTTATGGAAACACAGTCAGAAATGTAATGAATTATTTAAAATAGAGTCAGATCTTGAGTCCAAACTTGAGTCTAAACTTGAGACCAAAATCGAATTAGAAATAGAAACCAAAATTAAGAACAACTTATTGGAAAAGGATAATCTGATCGAATACCTAATAAAAGAGAACCAAGAGTTCAAGGGACTCATTATGGAACTAGTGAAGAAGGATCACGGTACTAACAATATAATTAACAACAACAACAATTGCAACAATGTCAATAATTCATTCAACTTAAATCTGTTTTTAAACGAGACATGTAAAGACGCGATTAATATAACCGATTTTGTCGACAATATCAAGATGCAATTGACAGACTTGGAGAACTTTGGGCATCTAGGGTACGTCGAAGGAGTCTCTCGAATACTCATAAAGAACTTGAAGGATCTAGATATTGTCAAGCGTCCAATTCATTGTAGCGATTTGAAGCGGGAAGTGTTGTATGTTAAGAATGAAGATAAATGGACAAAGGAGGATGATACAACGCCCATATTCAAATCGGCGATCAAACAGGTCGCAAATAAAAATATTAGACAGATCCCAGTTTGGCGAGAGGAGCATCCGTGTTGCCTAGATCCGCAGTCGAAACAAAATGATGTGTATTTGAAAATTGTGTCTAATTCAATGTCAGGTGGATCACAAGAAGAAATGAATAAAAACTATGATAAAATAATAAGAAATATTGCGAAGGAAGTTATAATTGAAAAAAATACATGAATACATGCTATATATTATTTAACATCATGAGTCAAATAATATACAATTTTGCCATTTTTATTCTGATATTATCGGTTTTAAATATGATTTTTTTTAAACGTAGTAAATAAAACGTCATTCCTCAGAAATGGTAGTACATTAAACTTAACTATTTTACCCTTAACTTAACAACAATTAAGGGTAAGTTGTAGGTGGACATCATCCGCCGACCATTTTAGATTTAGATTTTGAGTCATAAACATAATTCGAATTCGAATTTGGTCCAAATAGGTCATCAACTGTGCGATTTGCACTTGCTGTAAACCCTCATCCACCTTTTTTACTGCGTCTGTTAGTTCGCATAGTTCTTCGTCGCTTTCTTTGTATAAAGCGTCTTGATCCTCTTTTCCTTTTTGTGGTCATTATAATATAATTCAATACAATAAATCATTCTAAACTAATTGTAATCGGATCTTCTTTTTCATCTTTTCCTCATTATTGAAGACAAATAGTCTAAATTTTTGTTTTGAATATTGCGTTATTTTTGTACAAATAACAATCCCAGTTGTTTTCAATTCGGGTAAATAAACATTATATTTGAACAAGTCATTTTGATAACCCTTTTCGTCGAAGCAATAACCGTCAAAAGTCTTATCTAAAATATTTGGATCCACGTGGCACATGTGAAGTAAATTACAGTCGTTTTGAACGCGCTTGGTCATCTTCATACTATTATTAATATAATCCATTTCTTTGATCCACCTATTGTAAAATTCGAGCGCCGCATCAGACAACTTAAAACCGATCAATTCTTGAAACTTAATCATATTTAGTATGTCAACCAGGCGTCGAATAGGAGACGTAATGTGGATGTATGCATCTAGACCAAGAATTGAATGAGTAGTTCTAGATGATGAGTCTTGGTTAATGTTTATATATTTGCCGCTTGTGGTCTGCCATATGTTGATGAATTGCAAGACATCAGTTGGCAGATCGTCTTTATTATCTGGAAGACTTGTCTCCTTTTCACTTGTTTCCCTTTCACTTGTTTCCCTTTCACTTGTTTCCCTTTCACTTGTTGCTCTAAAGATCCCCACATGGTTTTTCAACATCTCCTGCGCCGCCAAATGATTCATTAAAATCATCAAGTAGCAAACTACGTCATGACTGTCGCCGATATGTTTAATATACGGATGTTTGGTAACCATTTGTAGAACAACATCTAACAACGATTTATATAGCGGATGTCTAATAAGAGAGCGTTCTTCGTAGACAAAATTCTTGAATACTTTAATAATGGTGTTACAGAAGGTTTTATACACAATTTCGCCAGTCGGGTTAATTTCGAGATCCAAAGTAAAAGCAAATCGTGGCGCACCGGACTGTAAAGAGCACAGGCAATCGGACAATAGTGGCGGCAACATGGGGCGTTTTTTGTCGGGCAAGTAGATCGTGGAGGTGCGTTTGGTTAAGTTGGACCAGAGATTTAGGCGATCCAGGCACAGAGGCGCATGGGCGATATATATACTGACAAATGTGTTACCATTATCGAGTACTTTTATACTGAATGCGTCATCAAAATCAAGTGATCCTTCAGGGTCAATTGTGAAAACTTGCCATTCGGTGCGGTCATCAATTTGTGAATTCTTGTCTTTGCTGGACAATAGATCTTTGGTAAAGGACTCTTTATTGACTGCCATTTTAAGCAGACTGCTATTGAGTGACTTGCTGAATTTAGTTAAAGAAATATTTAAACCCTTGCAAAACAGTTGATATTCGTAAAAGTTCTCGGGTTCAGAAACAGGACCAATTACGCTTGACAAGACCCCGACTGGATGTTTGCTGTCCCAATTTGTAAATTGTATTGTTACATATTGATTGACGAATACTTTGGAAAACCCCATATTTTTGATTTCATATGGTACCAAAAACGGTGGCAAACTTATGTCATCTGGAATGCATTTATAAAGCAATTTGTTATTATTTGGGTGCCGACCATAGGTCTTATTGCCAGTAAGAACCAAAACAGCGGGTATATTATCCACATTTCTAATAGAACTATGAATAATATTGACATTACCTGACTCGGCATTGTATTCAAATATGTCATTTGAAAACAGTTTATGTGTTTCAGGAACAATATCAATATTTATGGGAGCATTTTGGTCATTAACCTCAGTTACAAACGATTGTTTATAATTACGATCAGATACAATTATTTTATACAACATGTTTATTTGATCTGTATTTAGATGTTATATAATATACTTAAAACTCTTTAAATATTTTATAAATAAGATATTTATATACTGTAAATATATACAATATAATTATGAATGAAGAATTGATTATACCAGAAGACGTTTCAAAATGGGGTATAATAACTGCTTTTTTTTATTTTGGTGTTAGTTTGATTACCTATAAATATCAATATTATTTATTATCTCTTCTATGTTTTAGTGTATTTATAACATCTATTTTGCATTGGCATAAACAAACAATATCTGGAATAGTAAAAATTATTGATATGATATTTGTGATAACCTTGTTTATAGTTTTTACCTTTCATTACGTACATATATTATTTGAAGATAAATACAGAAAATTATGGTATGTTACAGCAGTACTGATGGTTTTAGCATATATATTTAATTCGATAATTACATATTATCAAATACTAAATATAAATAAAAATGATAAATATCAAACAAACTATTCTTATTTTTCACTAGAATACACACATCCAAATACTGAAGCAAGAACTATGTGCTATTATACTACTACATTTGTGCATCTATTTTTTGAACATATATTGCCTTGTTTTGTTACTAGTTTTATGTTTTTAATGTCCCATCCTTCCGCCTTTTAAACACTTAAGATATATTTGTTACATCTGTTCCTATTGTACCTATTGTTCCTATTGTTCCCATTGTTCCCATTGCATTCAGTTCGTTGTTGATACTATTAATAGTTTCAATTGATGGTTCTTTTATGGTTTCATTTAAAACCATGTCATTTTCATTAGTTTCATTACTGTTTAATTCATTACCTTTTATTTCATTGATTAGTTTCGATTCTAATTCTGATTCTGATTCTAAACTGGTTGATTCATTATTCAACTCTTTAATATCAATTTTCTTGGCAATTTTGCGTTCCACATTCTGGTTCTGCAAAGCATACATGAAAATATGAGGACTGATCGCAATGTTATTCATATAGGTTCTATAATTGAAGCAACTAACACTTGTATTCTCGGCAAATTTGAATGAATACCACCAATACGCAGGAATGAATAGAAACTTGCCCGGCGTCAATACAATTTCAAGGCACTTCACCTTGTCAAAATCTGCTCTGAATTTGGTCTGCGGGTTCCATGGATTAACTGGCGATCGGAACTCAAGGTTCTCATAGTCATTTAAAGGATACAAATATTTGCCACTTTTGGGCGGCATCATTTTCACCTTGATAGATCCCTGTGTGACTAAAAAGTAATTCCTATAATTGATGTCATAACGCAGCGGTGTCTCGACTCCAGCAGACCCCATCATGACATCGTAGTTACAATTTGAGACGAGAAATGGTCTCAGGAATTCGTCGTTATATGAGAAACTTTTCGAGGCGCCTGTTTCCGCAAGGAAATCCGAGTTGCCTTCACTGAAGTAGGACGCCTTTTTGTCCTGTAGGAACAATTTCGACGCAATATGTAGGGGCAATGGAAGCAGCGTAGATTCGCTATCCAATGACTCGCGAACCTTGACCTCAAATATGGGGTAGTTTTCCATAAGGTAGGTCTTGTTAGTTGTCTTGGTGATTTTCTCGGTGTCCTCATCACAGTCGAATAATACAGGTTGCCTTAAGTCACAGATTTCCTCCATTTTGTCTTTGGACGCTTGCTCAATTTCGTAGATCTCTAGTTCATTACTTGTCTTAAGATGGAACTGGATGTGGAGGTAGAAGAAAAGAATTACACAGAAGATGAAAAACGCTATTATTATTTTTAACATTATTGTTACATAAAAATAATAAATTAATTTTAAAGTTTATACGAAGAGTTTCAACGAGCAAAGTTTCAACGAGCGAGGAGTCAAATTTACTTCTTGTGTGTCCTTCTTCTTTTACTAGTTCTTCTTCTTCGCAGTGTACGTTTGCTACTTTGTTTGCCTTTCTTTGACTTGTTCTGTTTATTACGTTTGTTGCGTCTAGTTCTCCGACCACCTGTTTCAGATGCCCTTACTGGTGCAACAACTGCCATAAAAGATAACCAAATTTTATATGCTATGTCATTTATTTTACTAGTACATGAATCTATAAAAACTTGGGTCCTTCCACAAATTGTACTTCTTTTTTCATTTATCTTGTTGACTGTTTTTTTAATAGTACTATCAAGAAGTTTATTTTTTTCCAAAAACTTTAAATTAGGAATTGTAAATATACCTGCTTTATCACCAACAACAGCATTCATTTTTACACTTTTATTGATAGGAGATGCGTTGCTAATAAATGATGTTTTTTTATCTGGTACAGTACCATCATCTACTATACCAAGTAAATCTAAAAATTTATCTTCTATGTCTTCTGGGTTTACACGCCACAGTTCCTCTGCTAAATATGTAGATAATTCATCACTAATTGTAATAAGTTTTCTCTCAGTTGAAAAAGAATCTGATGTTGGTTCAAATTTTGCATAAGGGTCAGTCACCTCAAAATATTTTTGTAACACCCTTCCATTAAAAACAACACTTGGTATATTTTCATTAAATTTGTCACTATGTTTTTCTTTTAGTCTTGAAATTTCTTCCAAAATTTTTCGCCGTTTATTTATATTATTTTTAGAGCGTTTTTCTGATCGATCAGGTAGAAGTATTTGTCGTGCTTCAGTGTTTAACGTACTTGCATTAGAATCAATAGACAATTGTCGCGCTAATAACCCCCGTCGTTCTTCTGGTAACATATCCTTAAAAACTGTTTTTGGTGGACGAACATAACCAGATGTGTCTATATTTTGAAATTCCGGATATAGTTTAGATGCTGGAGTTGTTCTCAACCCTATTTGATATTCTTCACTGTCTGAATTCGGATCTTGGGATCCATCTGATTGACTAAGTGAACTAAGTGATCCTGAACGTGGACGTTTACTTGGGTGTTCTTCTTCTTTTGACATTATCTAATTAAAATAACCAAATATAATTATTTATTCAGCAATCTTTGGCGCTATAAAAAACGCAACAGTACTCTCGTCGCCTAAACTGTATTTTAGTGACATCGGATACTCCGCACTAATTCCGACGCCAATTTCGCCGCCCAACTTTGTCGACAAACACATCTTGCCAATATGTGCTAAACTATATGAAATGTCCAATTGTTCGCCCTCCGAAATGGCGAACTCATTCAAACTGTCAATCGGAATATTCACCTTCAATTTGCCTGTATCACCCGACGAATTGAACTCCAATAGATCCTCTGTGCACATAATATTGAGGTTCGGTCCAAATACCATGAGTTCCGAAATTAAATCACTAAACTTCTTGGAATCCATTGAAAACTCCACGTCGTAATCCACGGAAGGGATCGACAAGTTCTCTTGCTCGACATCCATGAGCGGCAGTTCAAAGAAGTGATCAAAATTTGTATTAGTTGCTGTTCCACTTGTACCAGTTGGTGCGTTGTTCAAAAGGTTGATAAACAACTTATCAGAATCATTGAATATAATATCAACCTTATTATGCTTTACTGCGTAGTTCATCATGGTCGCAAAACTGCCGGTATCGACTGAAATATTGGTCGCCTCTTCAACAAAGTATTCGGAAAACCATGGTGCTTTAATAACAATATTGGACAAGCAAATGTGCGACTTGTCCATCGTCTGGATATAGAGTTGATCCGGTTCGAACTGGAGGTTTAATTGACTGCTCCAATTCTTGAGCAACTGGAATAGTGCAACGAACATTTCTAACTTGGATTTGTTTTCAATGGAGAGTTTCATTATTATTAATATAATAATTAATAAGAATTAGGGTTTAATATGTTTTCTTGACGAATTATATTTCATATGCGTGAAAAAGAAAGGTTTAGCACATATGAAATAGAAGCAAGGAGTCAATTTAAACCATATTTATTTTTTACGGCGATAAATATTTAACAAATGACTAGAAACCAAGTAGAATATTATTACATTCGCACAGATCATAACAAATTGCTGAGCCATTAATAACATCTTTGCCGTATCTGATATTGGATCTAAACCATTATATCCTACACCTGCTTGAATTGTTATACTTGTATAAAAACAATCTATAAATTCTCCTTTTTTGTTTTTATTTTTATTACTTGTATTTGCTGGTACAAAATCATCAATATAAATCCAATATAAATAACTAAATAATACAACACAAGATAACTGAAATATTACTGTACTAAGAACTGCTATCATATATATAAACAACCAAAATAATAATACCATTTTCTCAATGAATCTGTAACATTATTTTGTTTAACCTTTCTTTTTCACGCAGTTATTAAAGGTTGAAAAACAATTTTCTCCTGAGTAACATTGTCAATGAATACCGAGAGCACTTTGTAGCACTGGGTAAAAAATGCAGGCAAATCATAAATATAACACTTGGACATTTGTGACTGATAGCGCTGTTTTAGAATCCCCGCCATTTGAATCCAGAACCCCATGTGTTTGTCAACGTCACCGACTGTCAACATTTTCAAGGTAATATGGCATTCAAATTGATCATACTGTGTCAAAATAGTATCAATATTGCAAACAATTGTCTGCGCAATGAGATCATATGTCTGTTTATTAGCGATCCTCTTGAAATAGACGTAATCAAATACAACAACGTTGTTGTGCGTATAACACATAGAAGATAGTAATTTAGGCAATTCGGCAGACATTTTTAGAGTAAATTGTAACAAAGATTTTAAGTTGGAATTAAGAAAATATAATATTTGTACTAGGGTAAAATATTATACATATTTGGATGATTTAGTCGGTAATTATTTAGGCGTTAAGTTCCTGCTCAATAAGACCCTTCAGGTTCGCACCAGTAATGTCCAGTTCCTCAGATTCACCATCAACATCATCGGAAGCATCTGCGTCTTCATCATCATTATTTACATCAGTAAACTCATTGACTTCATCTCCATTAACGACTTCACCAGACATCAGTTGAAAGATCTTTTGACTGTTGTCCATGGAAAGTGTCTGGAGTGCGTTGAGCAGCGCCTTGGTCTCCGATAACTCGTTCTTCAAAGCATCAATTTGCTGCTTGTGATCCTTCTGATCCTTGGTCAAAGCAGTAGCAGTCTTGGTGTTTTGAGCAATAGACGGTTTAATCGCGTCGAATTGCTGCTTCAACAAGGTTACATCAGCGCTAGATCCGCCAGTAGCAGCGACAGGTGCTCGCTTCTCAAGCGACTCCAAACGAGACATAATTGAATCCATCAAAGTCTTGTCAACCAGAACCATGTTCTCCATACCTTCAACACCTTCACCAGAAGCAAATGACGCGCCATTATTGTTAAAAGATTCATGCTGAATATGATGCATTTGTGTCTCTACTTTGCCTAAACGTAATGTAATCAAAGTAATTGCCTGCGCCAATGTCATTTTACTAATTCCAGCGAGTCCTTCATTATTACCACCTTGCATTTGCTGTTGTTGCTGCATCTGTTGTTGCTGCATCTGCTGTTGTTGTGCTTGCTGACCTGCTAAACGTCCAGTGGTTCCAGGTCTCATTTGCTGTTGTTGCATTTGCTGTTGTTGCATTTGCTGTTGTCCTTGACCAGAGAACATTTGCGATGAATTAATAGATGGTTGGGGACCTCTACCAGGGGCAGCAGGTTCAGGACCTCCTGCTCTTCTGCGTTGGGCTGCTTGTACAGATCGGTTTGCGCTCATTTTATTATAATTATTATTAATAAATTGTTTCTAAATACTTTACGCGTCTTTCCACTTTTTTAAAAAGTGGAGCAAAACTTAAGTGTTTTATTTACAATTAAAACATTTCTTATACTTTGGATTGGATATGGTTGAACCACATGAACATTTTTTCATTTTTTGAAAACATAATGTGCATTTGTAACCTTTTTTAAAAACTTTTGCAATGTGACATCCAGAACAAAATAAGTATTTTCTATTGCAGTCGGAACAATGAGTATGTATATCACAAAACTCCCGGTTACTGCAATTTATACACCATTTTTTATTACGACACGAGTCGCAATAATTATCTGAACGGTTACGATGTTTTGCGCCACAATCTTCACAAGTGCCTTGTGTTTTTTCAGGAAACTTGTCTAAAGTCTTACAACACGTAAGACAAACACACAATACACTTGTTTCACTATGATCTATTATGAATAATTTTTTTTTTGTTTTATTGCCACATGCATCGCATTTTTCAACAATCAAATCATCAATTGTTGAATCACTTTTTTTGCTAATAAAGCTTACAATATGTTCATCGTAATTGCCTCCGTAATAACTATATGTTCGTTTGACATTTTCAAAACTCTCGCCACACTGTTCTAACCCTTCGGTCATTTTTTGGATATGAATCCTTTCATTCCTTTTTTTAGCATCATTAATAAAACGAGCATATTTAGGATCATTTTCTCGATTGTTCATCATTGTTTTGATTTTTTCAGGTTCTATAAATCCAGTTTTTTGAGCACAATCATTCCCTATTAATATATTTAGATTGGATGTGATATTATTAATAATAAATAAGTTTTCCGGACTACACAAATGATTACACGCACATTTAAACGAATTGGCATCATAATCATCTAGACCACTTTCAAAATTATTAGAAGAATATAAAGATATACTCCATTTACCTTTGTTACTGCTGTCCAAAACTTCTTGAAAATTTGAATACGAGTCTAAATTTGGAATGATAATACATATCATAATAGCAAAGAAGTCTGGATGAGATTCAAATTTATTAGTACTTATAGTTCCACATTCCATATCAAACTCGCTTTGATGACTTTCTATATATTCTCTTATTTCTTTCTGTTTAGGCATAACACGTTCTAATTCTTGTAAAAATAAATCTGATAAATCAACATTGCGTTTCAAATTTTTAATAAACAATTTAAATTGTTCATTAAATATAACTCGTATTTTACTAAGGGTTTCATCATTTATCATTTTTGATATAGACTAAGTATTATTCTAATAAAACCCAATTATAATCCAATGCTAGAATCAATTTTATTTTATTCCAACGTTTCTTATCATATTATATATTTTTAGATACTTATTATAAATGGGACTGTTCACAAAAAAGATTAAACCTTCTTCTACATCAGGCGATGTAGAAATGCAAACATTTCCTCCACATAAGCAACTTGGAAGCAGGCATTTAGCAGCGAGCAATCATTCTCCAAGAGAAGCGAGCAATCATTCTCCAAGAGTGGTCAGCAGACGTTTAGCGCCAAATCGAGGAATTTATCGACAACGTGTGAAAACGTCAAAGTGCCGAAAGGTTAAGAGAACTGCGTGCGTGAGAAAGAGTTCGTGTAAATACACACATGGACCTACGAGGAGATATTGTAGGAAGCGTCGTAATCAACGTGTCTAAGTGCGATTTTTAAGCAACCATCTACGATTTTAAGCAACCATCTACGATTTTAAGCAACCATCGCCACTTTAATTGCGTCATGACTTTGATATCCAATGATTTCAAAATCATCAACCTGGTAATTATTAATATTCTCTCTAACTTGTTTAATTGATACTGTAGGAAACGAATAAGGTTCTCTTGTAATTTGTAATGTAGCAGCGTCTATTGCGTTATCATATAAATGACAATTACCCATAAAATGAACAAATTCATACGCTTCTAGTCCGCAGTGTTTTGCTAAAAGATGTGTCAAGAGCGAATATGATGCGATATTAAATGGTAACCCAAGCACAACGTCGACAGATCTCTGGTACATAGAACAACTCAATTTGTTGCCGTCATGGACATTAAATTGGCACAAAATGTGGCACGGTGGTAGCGCCATTTCGTCCAATTGACAAGGATTCCACGCAGTCATTATCAAGCGGCGACTGGTTCGCTGCGCTGGATCTTTTAGAGCATCAATTATTTGTTGTAATTGATCGACGCCTTTTATACCGCCTTCTAGAACTCCTGCCGTAGATGAATTATAGTCGCCTCCAAAATGTCTCCATTGGAATCCATATCCTGGACCAATAAGACCTTCACGATAATGGTTTAGTCCACGAGAGTCCAGAAACTCACGAGTCGTATTGCCATCCCAAATATGGACACCTTGATCTTTTAGTAACTGATTATCAGTGTCGCCACGAATAAACCACAATAATTCCTTTAAACAAGTCTTCCAAGCAGTCTTCTTAGTGGTTAAAATTGGAATTTTGCCGTCTGCTAAAGAGAAGCGCATTGAAGATCCAAAGATGCTCTTAGTTCGCCCATTGCGACCCTCCTCCCAAGTACCTCTGGACAAAATATCTTTGATAATATCTAAGTATTGTTGCTCTTCTTTATTGCAAGTATTAGTACCAGTATTAGTGCTAATTGTAGAATCTGACAAACTAGAATGCTGCTGAAGAATATGTTCGCTCATTGTTATTTATAATTTAAAAATAACAATTTACTTTTAACTTGTTTTAACTAAAATCCTTTACTAAGAATTTTAACAAATATTATTTCTTTTTTATTTCTTATTATACCCTATATAAGGAATATGGAAAGTTTAGAAGAATTATCAAAGTCAACAAACGGAAAACCGGGGTTTTTTAAGCACGTATTCAATTTCAACGATGATTCCAAAAATGATATAATGAATATTGTTCAATATGCGGCAATTGCACTCCTTCCGGTTATCATCTTGAATAAAGCAATGCAGCGATTTGTTCCCGAGGCAGATGATGACAAGGGAAATGTAGAACTTTTAGCGGAAATTATTGGGCAAGTTTTTGTTATGTTTCTAGGAATATTACTTATTCATAGGATCATCACATTTATTCCTACATACAGTGGTATAAAATACGCTAACTTTGATGTTACTAGCGTGATTTTAGCGATGTTGGTAATTATTCTTAGTCTCCAGACCAAATTAGGTGAAAAGGTAAGCATTATTGTTGACAGAATAATGGAACTTTGGGAAGGTCCTAAGGACAGCAAGAAGAAGGGAAAGAAAGGTCAGGGTAATGTGAAGGTTTCGCAACCGATTTCGCAAGGACAGAGCGCTGTAGTAAATATTCCAATGATGTCTTCTCCTGGAACTACATCAATTAATACACTTCCTACGCAGCAAATAAGTCAACCGCAACAAGATTATAATAACATGTACCAACAAGATAATACGCCTTTAGTTGGTGCGGCAACACCGGGTACAGAGGGATTTGGTAATGGAGGAGGGGTTATGGCAGCAAATGAATTTGGAGGTGGATCCGCGTTTGGATCGGCGTTTGGTGGTGGATGGTAAACAACTGCACCTAACAAAATTACCTATATATTTCATTATAAGTAATTTCATCACTCAGACTGTAACCTTTATCACGGTCAACGCTGCCCTTAGGTGGTGTTGAATTAAATGACACTGTAACGTCATTATCATCCATTGCATTATATTCATTATTTAAATCCAAAATAGTTTTTGGTTTAAAACAACATGAGCAGCAAAAAATATATTCAAACCATTTCTTAATTGACATTACAATTATTAATAATATATTTAAATAATATTTAAACTTATTTAAATATATAAATTATGTCAAAACCAAATAAAAGTCAAGAATTAGATCTAAATAAATTAACAAAGGCGTTAGACAATACTAACAATGATAGCATAATGAATCTAACAACAAGAAAACTAATGGAACTAAATTTAAAGATTTTGAAGGAATTGATGTTTGATAAGGAAACTCTTATCAATTATTTGAGAAAACTAAAGGGTTACAAATATATAGATGAAATTGATGAACTCAAACATGGCGCCTTTATTAAATGGATTCCGATTACAGATCCAAAAAATTTGCCGCTAAATCAATGTGGGATTATCTGTGACATGAAAATAACAGATGATGGTGTAATTATTGTATGTAAGAATTTTATGCATCGTCATTACACATTTAAAACGGACGAAGTATTGATATTCCAAAAATTATCTAATCAAGAAATGGTTATTATAAGTGCTTTGGATCACTTAGAAAAGGAGGAAAGTGAGAAAAAACAAGTAAGGAAACAAGTTAAAACGAACACTAGAGCAAATACAAATTCAAATTCAAAAAAGGATCAGGGTGAAGATGCAGATGAATCAGATTCAAGCGAATCAGACAGTGATGACGAAGAAGACGAAGAAGACGAAGAAGACGAAGAACATTAACGCTTACGTGTCTTCGTTTTCTTACTCACGTCTTTAAATAATCCCGGAATGAATTTACCCATTTTAATGAGTCCCATTTCAACAGTAGACAGTGATTTCCTCGAATGATGAACCCGTTTACCATGTCTCACATGTGTTACACTTTTGTAACCCTTACCATTTTTAATATGAACCTTATGCGTCAATTTGCTGCCACCGTGCATTTTATTTTGTACGTTTGAATACTTAAAGGTCTTTAAATTCATCTTAAATATATATTATATTAAGAAATATATTTGTTAATTATATAAATGAAGTTCAATGCACATACTATTATCCAATTATTCCATATATTCCTTGTTGGTCCATTATTCCTATATGTAGGAATTGAAGCAACTAACATCCCTAAGATAATGTATCCAATTCTTTTGGGTTTAGGTGTATTTTTAATAGCGTACCACTTTTATTTAGCGTACAAAAGGACAATTGATGGCAAGAGCGCCTGGGTTAATTACATTCACGCCTTAATTATTGGTCCTTTGTTAGTATATATTGGTTACAATAAGACAGATACATCTCGAAAGTTCTTTGAAATATTATTGATGCTTGGTATGGCAGCAATTGGTTACCATGGATTTTATTTAGTTAAATCAATGTAAATATTAATTAAAATATATTTTTATATTGCGTTAGAATATAAATGGGAGGAGGAACCGGAAATATTAGAACTTATAGAATATCCGCGTCCAATGGTTACAGAACCCTTGGATCAATGCTCGCCAACGGATCTAGTGGCGCTGGCGCCGGATCTACTAGACGTATTTACGCTTATTACCAAAGAAATGGAATAAATGTAGGCAATGGATTTTACACCCAAGTTTTAGGAGTGAACTTTGGTCAATTTAGAGATCGCGCATCATGGTTTCTTCAAAACGCTGTTTAAATGAAATGAAATCAAATCAAATTATTTGTTAAGTTGAATTATTTAACTTAACAAACCAACCAACGTCATTCTTTTACGCAGTTACAGTCGCGCTTCTAGTCATTCTTTTTTACGCAGTTACAGTCGCGCTACGCGCTTATCCACTGCTTTGTTAGTACATTTTTAACACTATCCAATGCACCTTCAGTCCATCCCTGATTTGGCGCCACCACTTCCCCCACAACAAGCATATTTTGCATTGGATGTTGTGCCTTATCAATGAATTCTGCTCTCAAAGTATGATCTAAAGGTGTATAATAATGGGTGCCAACAGGCCAATAAAAGTTCAAAAGAGCAGTTATTTGAAGCGTGTTATCAGGTAGTTTCAAAGTCTTATTCAATAGGTCACAAAAGAATTCACGATTCTTCGCAGTATTTGCCAAATGGTCTTTCAATAACAAGGCATTATTATTATCCGAGTAGGCGATCATATAAACACCTTTATCCAATGAAATAGGTATTATCTTCTGTAATGGTCCAGAAACAATTGTATATTTTGGTACTAAACGGCGCATTATTTCGGCAGACGCCTTCGGAAATTTCGCATACAGTCGTAAAAATGGTTGTGGTTTAATATGATTGTAGATCTTGTATTGCGGGAGCAGTTTTTGAATACCAGTAATTGTTGTTGCAATAATCACCTTTCCACAATAATATTTTGTACCCTTTTCAGTAAGCAATTCGAATCTGCTATTTATTTTGTCATTTATTTTGCCGGTTTGAATCGGTGTAATACTAACAACATTGTTAGATGATCGCACATGGTTTGAACCAATTGTATGTACTAATTTTTGTATCAATTGCTTCCAAGGAATATCGAGTCCAGTCCATCCTGCCGAATTATCATCCATACCGTACTTATAAAGCGTCTGATAAACGTCTTCATTTTCATAATCAGTGTATCCAACATTAGTAATAAAATCATTATAATATTTGGCACCTAAATAGGACTTGGCAAAACTCTTGAATGTTGTAACCGGATTTCCACATCTTTTATATTCCCTGCGAAGATCTTTAACAATTGGACTAATTGAAACCTTATTGTCTACAATGTAGTTCATATCAATGTTAAACTCACTGTATTTTATATGCAACTGGTTTAACAAATCAACTAACAAATGATCCTTCTCTTTTCGTCCAATACCCGCACCAGTTACAACAGTAGTTCCATAAAACTCCTCATTACTCATGCGACCACCAATCCACTGTTTCTTGTATTTTTCCAAGACCATGAATGAGGTATTTGGTGACATTTGTTTAATATTATAAGCGCTATAAAGACCAGCGATCCCAGAACCAATAATAATAATATCGTAATAATTAGTCAACGTAGATGTCATAAACTACAATAATCAGATATATTTATTTGTTAGTATGTCTAAATTTCACAGTCCTATTTTTCTTGCATCTAAACTTTCCTCGAGAGAAACCTTTTCGATTAAAGATCGTTTTACTACAAATGCCGATCGCCTGACCTTCGGTGATAGGCGGTGTTTTCTTTTCTTTAACCTTTTTAATACATCGACACAATTTTTCGGACATAATGTTTTCCGCCTGCTTTTTCAATAGACGTTTAGATTTGGGAATCTCCATTTTATAGTAGGTCAAAATATCTTTATAATCATCTGTTGTTAGTTCAGTAGACATTGGATATATTAATAATACCCGATATTTTAATTTTGATTTATTAATATCGCATTATATATTAATGAGTTGCGATTCCAAAATAGTGGTATTTGATTTAGATGAAACCCTAGGTTATTTTTCAGAATTTGGTATGTTTTGGGATGCATTAAAAGGATATATAAAAACTAATAATATTGATTTCATTATAAACCAAGAATTCTTCAATAAAACGCTGGATTTGTATCCGGAGTTTTTAAGACCAAATATAATAAATATTCTAACCTATTTAAAGCAGCGCAAAAAAACGAAACATTGCTACAAAATAATGATTTATACGAACAATCAGGGACCATATGAGTGGTCAGTTCAAATTAAGTCCTATTTTGAAGACAAGATCAATTATAAGTTATTTGATCAAGTGATTGGCGCATATAAAGTCAATGGCAAACAAGTTGAACTCGGTAGGACTACTAATGCCAAGACGCATTCTGATCTTTTAAAATGTACCAAAATACCTGAAACAACGGATATATGCTTCCTAGATGACGTTTATCATCCTGGTATGAGTCACGACAAGATCTATTATATTAATATAAAAGCGTACGAACATGATCTACCATTTGTCACCATTGTTGACCGTTTTATCGCCAGTGGGTTGCTGAATTCTGATGACCCTACATCAATGAAGGAGTATATTATTGCGTTTATGAAACGATACAACTACATGTATGTAGAGAAAATGCCCAGCGAACTCGCAGTAGACAAGGCACTGTCGAAGAAAATTCTACAGCATCTTCAGGTGTTTTTTAATCGGCGCAACAAACTAACAAGAAGCAAATCAGGCAGACGTGAATTGTGTATAAAAACACAAACGCACCGATCAAGATATGTTAAAAATAGAACTCTGAAGAAGTTGTCGTCGCTAATAACTAACAATGATACCAAAGATAAAAGACAATAAATCAGGTTTCTTTAATTAAATTTAAAGATCGATTCAATTTCATTTAGATAATATTTTAATATACCTTCAAACGCAGTAGTTGTTAGTAAGAACATACCGGCGCTAAACGCAATCTTAGCGTCCAACTCAGTAAACTTTACACGTCTAAATGGATTAAAACGCAATATTAGAAAGAGACTAACATATAACTTGGTATAACTTTGTAATGTACCTAAATATTCAGGCGCACTTGATGAGAGACCTGATGCAATTATGAAATATAAGGCAAAAGATAGAAATGTGATTATATTGAATGCCTGTTGTTGAAATTTATGAAGATCTTTATTAAAAAACATTGTTATTTATATATTTAACGAATAAAGAAATAATATTATTTAAATATTTAAAATATATCAAATATATAAATATGAATGAACTTGATTTTAATGATGGATCTGCCTCACAGAGAGCAAATGTAATGAATTCTAGGGCGTACAATCGCAATATTCCTAGTCAACCACTTCAACCGTATTTAGACGCCAGATCTGTATCGACCAAATATGCTACGTTGCCTGTAATTGATTTAAGAAAACCGATTAATACGCCGTTAAAACAACAAGCAACATACAATCCGTCACATACTTTTAACCCCGGTAATGATTTTGGACCTTGGTCTGGATTTGCTTCTAATATAAATCATGAATCGGAATTACGTGGACAAGTTTACGCACTACAGAACTGCGACCAGGCAACTTATGTACCTCCTAGTAGTAGCAATTTGTACAATTATAAATGGCAAAATAACAAACCAACTAATCAACCCTTTCCCGACTTATTTAAGACAGAAAAGTTCAATATGTTTAATCCGAATCCGAACCCAGAACAAATTGGGTTTGGACTATTTAACAACGCAACAAGACAACAAGTAAAGGACTTAACAGTACCAACAACTTGCAGTCCAAAATAATATATTTCAAAAAACAATACAATAAACCAAATTATTTATTCGTTAAACAAATAAATAATTATTTAAACTAACAATATAATAAATGTCGGATGACTTAGTGAATCAAATTACATTGAATTATTTAATTAGCAAATCTCAATTACAGAAGTTAAATAATAAAATTAAGCAGAAAGAGCAAGACAATATGAAGTCGGATAAAGAGATCTATAAGGATCAAATTGGTGAATTATTTACCAAGTGCTTGAACGATGAGTTTCCAGATGATCTTTTACAAGAAGTACGCAATAGTTTTACCTATTTTATTGAAAAGAGCGTCTATTATTTGAAATTAAAGGCGAATAAACCGGATACAAGCGCAAGTTTAGAAGACGCTGTCGTAAACTTAGAAGCAGATGATACCGTCGCAAGCGAAGAAGAAGATGAAGATGAAGACGTAAGTGCAAGTGAAGAAGATGAAGAAGAAGATGTAAGCGCAAGCGAAGAAGAAGAAGAAGTTACTCCTGTAAAATCCGAGCGAGTATTTAAAAAAAACAATAAAGTTGTTCATTCAGAAGGTGTTGAAAATATCCAACAACTGCCATTAGACTGGTTTACTAAAGTACAATGTGGATACAAACAAAGCAAAGGACATCCAGTAAAAAATGTGAAGAAATAAAAATATCAATAAATATATATGAAGACAATAAGACTAAGAAAAAGGTATAATAAACATACAAGGAACAAAAATAAAAGTCATAAACATAAAAAAAGAAATGTTAAAAACAATAAAGGTTCAAACATTAAGCCATTTGTTAAGTTGAATTGTAGTCCAAAGGGCAAGAATGAAGTAAAGGAATACACATGTTATACTGATGATGATCTTCATAAATTGCGAAATATGTGGAACGCAAGACACCCCGACAGACCCATCACTACAAATGATTCCAAAGAAATATGGAATATGCTTAAGAATTATTATGCAAACATTTGTAATAAAGAGTCATGTTGGGTTCGACAAATGACAAAGGGTACAAAGATGGAGAAGGAATTATTAGAGTCTTTTTCACCCGAGTCACCAAAAAAATGGGAAAAAAATCCCAATGAATGGTTGTCTAGTATTGATATTATCGAAGTCATGAATCAATATGAAAAGACATATTCTTGTTTTGAATTTATAGGTCCATCTCCTATTGATTATGACACTCATCAGTTATACGGTGAATGCGTATGGGAAGAACTTTGTCACTTCAATTTGGAACAACAAATTAAGAAGGGTAAAAATAAAATTGGCGTTATTTTTAATACGGATCCTCATTACAAAGGCGGCGAACATTGGATATCACTATTTATTAACATTAAAAAGGGCGAGATCTTCTTCTTCGATAGCGCAGGCGATAAGGCGTCGAGTCAAATCATGAAATTTGTGAATACGGTTACCGAACAAGGACGCGCTCTTCCTGGTAATAAACGCATTAATTTCAAATTCGATCAGAATTATCCAGTTGAGCACCAATACCAAAATACAGAATGTGGTATTTATTCGCTCTTCTTCATAATCCACATGTTAGAAGACAAGATCACTGGACACTACTTGAAGACACATGTGCTTAAAGACAAATATATGGAGCAGTTTAGAAAAATATACTACAACGATGATTTATAATTAATTAATCTTAAAAGAAAATAATAAGTAAAATAATAACATAAATATTACGTTATTATTCTATATAAACTAACAAAATGAATACAAGTATAAATATGAATAATTTACAGCAATTTAAAACAGTTAAAAACGTCAATATGCTTTGGGAGGTCTTGTTAGATGAATTGAAAATCAACCATCAAAATACATCGCTGGTATCAAATGTCCGATCTGTTTTTGAAAACAACATAAGTCTGTTTTTGTCCAAAGCAAATCCAAATTCAGGTTTAATGAACTTGAATAAAATATTTCTAAGTCAAATTGTAACGGCTGTCAACCGTTTGTTTCCAAACATAAATCAACAGCAGCAATCGACTAAATTAATTAATATTAGTGATGAAATAGTAAATGAACCATATAAAGTTGAAGATATACAAAGTGCAAGACAAACTGAATTTGAAGCGCAATTGAACCAAAAACGTAGCGAGTTTGAAAATCTAGCAACCCATAAGAAACCTAAGGAAGTCGACTTCTCTGACAAAGCAGAGATAAGCAAGATCAAGGAAATGGAGGCGCTTATTGCCGAAACGATTGCTAAGCGCAATTTTGAGATTGATCAAATTAACACGAATATGAATGCAAATATAAATAGTGTTAGTTCCGATGAATGGTTAAAACCTAACAACACGTCAGTCAGAGCAGAGAAACAACAACCAATTGTAAGTGATAATAGTCAACGGAAACACAAGTACGTAAATGTATCGGAACAAGAACCACCATTATTTTTGACAAGGTCAGACTCAACTTCGTCTTTGAAGAAAGTGTCATTTAACGAGGGCAACAATGTAACAATGACCATTGAAGAATACAGGGAACCTGAGACGCAAGAAGTAATAAATATACCAACTAACATATTCAACAAGTTGAAGAAAGTCGAAGAACCTATAAAACCCCAAGAGTCGAATGTACAAACGCAAATTAACGACATGAATAAGAAAATTGATGCGCTGTTTACAATGATGGCGGAGTTGTCTAGCAATGTAAAGCAAATTGCAGATTCTAAGCGAGACCATTAATTCATTTTATAACCGGTTCTTTTACGCCATCTTTTTTCAATTCTTCTTCATTTATTTCTCCATTTGGAGAAAGCGATTGTCCTATTCTTATAAATGATATAGTAGGAATATCACTGTCTAAATCATTTTCTTCTTTATCCATAAGAATTATATTATAAGTTTATAAAAATATAATATAATAAAGTTTGGATCAACCTAGACTTTATCTCGAATGATCTCAAAATTGCCTTCACGGTTCTTAACCAACTTACCCAACAATAATGGTCTCACACCAGGTATTTTTAAGGCTTGTATAACACTATCATGATCGTATACTTGATTGGTGTCAACGCGCAACATATATTGTTTACCATATTTATCTTCGAATGGTCTCGCTTGCCAGTCAATTGTAATACGATTTGCTGCCGAAACGCTATCATTTTCATCTTTGAAAAGGTCCGGATTATAAGAAAAATCTGTCGCGCTCGGTTGTCCAAATGACAAGCAAACCAGTCCTTCCTTTGTATTTGACTTTGTATAGGTAGCGCAATCAATCGACGCCTCTTTAATTCCTGTCAACAATTGTGACGCCAAACGCTCCTTGATATTTGATATCTCGTACAACTTTTCGTCGGTTGTTTGAATCGGATAGGGCGCTATTTTGCCTCTATCCATTGAACTGATGCGCAACTCAATAGCGTTGTCACTGTCCAACTGTTTCTGTGTAAAAACCATAATATAAATAAACACTTCTACTGTTTGCAGTTCTATAGGTAGATCCTTGTGACTACAAATACGTCTAGCGCGTCCAATAACCTGCTCTGAACGCACTGGGTGCCAATACGGTTCCATAATATGAACATACCGAGTGTTGCGCAAATTGATACCTTCGGACCCCGCAGATGTAATCATAAGCACCTTGATAATCTCACCCATGTTATTATTGGCGCTTTTGCTGCGCAGTTGCTGGGCGATATTATTGGGAATATTGTCCCACATTCCATTGTAAATATTACGAATGATTTCACGCTCTTCTGCGTCTTCTGTGCCAGTATATAGTGCGTAAGTAGGTTTCCCCATATCTTCCTCACTCATGTTAATTTCCCAACTGTCAAGACCAGTCTTCTTAATCTTGAAATGCGCGAATCCATTTGCTTCCAAGACGAGGGCGAAGAGACCAATGCCTTCCATGGATCTGAATTGACTGTATACCAAATTGAGACCTCTATGCTCAGGGTCTTGAATATTCTCTAACATTCGCAGGAATTTGGGACTGTATATTTCCAGTTTCTCTGGTGTCAAAAACTGCGATTTATATTTCTTGATTACTGCGTACGCCTGGGCAATTGCGGTTTTATATTCAACGTCGCCAAATATGGCATCTAACATTTCATCGCCTTCTAATTCATCAACGTCTCTGTCTTTAGCGTCAACGTCTTTAACACCTTCAATTTCAATAAAATCATCGTCGTCGCCTTTTGGACCACCTTCTTTTGCTTCTTCTTCTAATTCATCTTCTTCTTCTTCTTCTTCCGCCAATTCTTCTACATCAGAATCTTCATCACCGCTCCAAATCACCTTTTCTCCTTCATCATCCGATCCAGCGCCGCCTTTTTTCAACTTCTTCGCTTCCGCTTTTTGTAATGCTTTCTCTAATGCCTTTCTTTCTTTTTCTTCTGCTTTCGCTTGTTCTTTGAGAGCTTTTTCCCTTTCCTTTAACGCTTTTGCTTCTTCCTTTTCTCGTTCCTTGGCAGCTTTTTCTTCTGCCTTTTGCAGCACCTTTTGTTCCTTTTCTAATTCTCTTTTAGCGTCAGCGTCTGCCTTTGCTAGCGCTTTTTGTACCCTTTCTAATGCAATTTTAGAATTGTCCAACGCCTTTTTTCCCTTTTCAGCAAGTGTTTCTTTTTTATTTACAGGAGGAGGTACAAGATCTTTTTCTTCCGCGCGTTGCGTTTCTTGCGCTTCCATGTTTTCTCTTACCTCAGTCATTCGTTTTACATATGCGTTTACATCACCCTTTTCTACACCAACTACATTCATTCCTCTAATAATTATATTGGTTACACCAGTTACTTCACCATCAGGACCATATTCAACTTTCCTCATCATTTTTTTTCTAAATTGCTTAGGAATCGGACGTCCAGGTGGAGTCGGCATCGCAAAGTTACACACCAAACGTGAAAAGATGCGATAGGTAGAAGTCGGTTCTTTAAATGTACCATTTTTATCTATAACGTCTTTTTTGGGTCCCTTTTTAATCTTTTCTGACTTTCTTTCTTCTTGTCTATATTCCTCATATTTGTTGAATTGATAGTCACTCATGGGAATAAAAATGGCGTGTTTGTCAAAGTTCTTATCATAACGCGGCAACAATTCTTCTTGTGCGCTTCTAAAATACGAGGTGAGACCAAGTATTCTCTTTTTAAATTTCTCAATATTAATAATAGTACCAGTTTTGCTGTCAATGAACATGTTGGCAAACTCATCGTATGTGTCTGGTAATGCGGTATAAACTTCATATTGGATACCTGACTTGTTAATTGAAATATCACTTTTGTTCAATTTGGAGTCAATTGATCTTAAGAATTCACCGTCAGTCATGGTACCACGTTCCGAAACAACCATCTTACCACTTACCGGATCTCTACGCTCCTTCTTTTCATTGGAAACGCCTTGGTATCCATGTTTTTCAGTAATAATACTTTCGAAACCAAAAGGGTTCCTTGTTATTGTCAGCGTCTTTGAAGTAGGAATATAATCAATGTAGTCCATATTCTTGTTGTTATTAAACATTTTTAAGAATGTATCCTTTGACACCTTCTCTGTTGTTTCTATTTTCAAAGGCAAATTCCATGTCTTGATATATCCTCTCAAAATATTAAATAGCACGGCAATCTCATTCGGATAATTGATAATGGGTGTTCCTGTTAATAAGACAACACGGCAATTATCTGCGCGCATTAAGTAGTCGTAGATTTGGATTGCCAACGGTTCGGCAGCCAATGTATTTGTATCATTCTTTTTCCTTTGCGCAAACTTGCTTGATTTATTGATTTTATTAACAATTCGACTAATCAAATTGTGTGCCTCATCAATGACAACGACTGAGTCATCAAATATATTATTCTTGAAATCATCAGTCATCATTTTAAAACTATCTCTGCGCAAACCGTTATAATTAATAAATCGATACTTCTGTCTTATCATCTCGTCAATTTGATCATTTAGACTCTTTTTATCACTAGTAGACAACTGGGCGTAATTACTGGGTTTCTTAACATTGGTCAACCAGGCGCCTCTCTTTCTCTTTATATATTCAGTTGTTTGAAAACCTAGAACAACTGATAGTGCATTTTCACTGCCCGGATTGTCTTCAATACCAATCCATTCCCAGTACTGATTCTTTCTATATATAAGATCACCACATTTCTTGATTTCTTCTAAATAGTTGCGTTGAAGAGACGCGGGTGTCATAATAATCACTTGTTTGCCACCACTCTTAATACCTTCTGCTATTGCGATTGAACTACATGTCTTACCTGAACCCAACCCATGAAAAAGCAGCAGACCTCTATAAGGCGTGTATAAGTTAATATAGTCACGCACGATCTTCTGATGAGTCAGTAACCCAATTTCACCAGTATCCTTTCCAATGTCTTCGCATGAAATATTCTTGCTCTCGTCTTGAAGATCTAATTTATATTCATGGAATAGGTCGTTAACAAAATTTACAAATATTTCACGGTTATTCATATAATAACTAGATGCGGCAACATTGAACTCGGGTGGTGGTGGTAAACGTTGTTTTAATGTTGTGTCGCCAAAGACAATGTTTGCTTCAGGTCCTAGTGGTATTACATTGGTAGGTATGCGCTTGGTAACAATGCGTTTTCTAGGCGCCACTTCTAACGCTTCTGATGGCGCTGCAAATACTCTAGGCAACGGTCCACCATCAGACGCCTTTGTTCCTCGCTCTTCTTCATCTGGACCCTTTTCTTCAGCACCTTCTTCCACTAGAACCTTGCCTTTAAGTTTTTCAATACTTGGTTTCTTAGATTGAATTACAGGCGCCTTTGATGCCATGACACTAACAATTGGTTTAGAAAATTTGTCGGAAACCTTCATTATATTGCGTTGCCTCAATTCATTGGAGATCTTCTCAGCCATTGCACCATCATCATTTTCCATTACAATACTAATATTCTCGGATGGTTTTCCAGTGTCTTGTTTCGCTACTAATAAAATCCGAACACCATCATTTGGAGTAACAATGGACTTTTTCTTGAGCATTTCTGTTAATCTGTTTTTGTCTAAAACACTCATTACTTATATAAAATCAAGATATAAATTTTATAAATCCACCTTTAAAAAAGGTGGAGTCAAACATACTAATTTGAATTGTTTGACTCCACCTTTCATAACTTCGTGAAAAGGTGGAAAAAGTGGAATTATTCACTATCATCAGACAACATCTCTTCTGTCTCTTTTAGAATTGTAGTCTCTATTCCAAAATCATTATGCTGTTTAATGAAATTTATCGCCTCCATACACGCGGCCTGTTCCGCCTTCCTCTTAATTTTGTGCTGTCCTTCACCCATGAATACAAATATCTTACCATTCTTTGTGTAATGATCTTGTATTGCTTTAAATGTTTTAATATCTGTAATTTTAATCGCCTCTTCAATCTTCGCATTATGTATTTGCTGTCCTAAACATAAAAACACTCCCATCTTGTAACCTTCTTCAGTATCGCGTTCAATTTCCACATAATGTGGTGTCACTTTGAATTCTTTTTGGATCTTAACCTGAAGGATATTCTTGTAATTATCATCGTTCCGAATCAACTCTGTCCAGTTCACATGTTTCTTAAATACATTCACAATAAACTTTTGCGCCATTTGGAATCCTGGACCGGTAACAAAGAAATTGTTAAACCATCCTTCTTCATCCTTAACACCCATCTTGTTGTAATCGTGAAACAGAGCACCTACAAACGCCTCAAACAGGCAACCAAGTTTCTTCAGATTGGTTCGAATCTTCTTCTCCTCTGCGTTCCTTGAAATAATTAACCACTTATGCAGTCCCATTTCGTAAGCAATTTTACCAATGTTTTCATTCTTTACAATTGCGATCTTCTTCTCCGTCATGAATCCCTCGTCTTCTTTAGGAAAACGACGGTACAATTCATATTTAGTTGTCAATTCTAGCACACCATCTCCGATATATTCCAAGCGTTCATTTGATTTGCTGCTTAGAGGCAAGCAATCAGGAGGTCTTTCTACAATCGTAATATTCTGTTGCAAGTTCTCAAATTGAGGTCGCTTGGTATATGATCTGTGAATAAATGCGCGCCGATAAAATTCCATGTTGTGTACCTTGTTGGGTAATCCATATCGAGTAAGAATAGATTGAACTTCGCTCAATGTAATCTCAGTGTTCAATGAATTATAAGGATTAAAAATGAGACCATCTTCAGTCTTAATAATATCGTCGTCTAGTTTTGCGTCGGTTGCCATTTTATACAGTAGTATGCCAGGGCGTCTTTAAGTAGGTTTAAAATGTAATATAGAATGTAATATAGAATAATGTTTACGGCGTTATATTCTTGGATTGTAAAAAAATAAAAGAATTAAGGAAATTATTTGTATTTACAAAAAATAATAATGTTTTTGTATTATATATCATGGTGCTTATGAACGGATCACGTATGGCTCGAAATACTGCTTCTATAGTTAATCGTCCTAATTGTGGGGGCCCGAAAAAGGCAGGTCTTGCCCCCTCAGTTGGTTTGTTTTTATCCTCTAACCCGAATCTAATTGGCGCTGTAAACTCAGTACATATGCTAGTTTGCATGGGTAACTTTTCTAATCCTTCTCAAACTCCTTTGAGACATAGTAGAATATATTAAAACAAAATATATTTAGTAATTAAATATATTACCAAATAATAATTTAATAAGAATCTGATTAAATTATTATAAATGATTTTAAAGATTGATACCAGAGAGCGGGAATTGTTGAAGATATGTGAAAATTTGTTAGTTGCAGTGCCGGCGTTCAAGGATTTAAAGATTGTAGTCGAACCATTGCCTTTAGGCGATATTATTATCAACAATGGTCAAATAGATAACATAATCGTGGAACGCAAATCGTTATCTGATTTGGCGTCAAGTATAAAAGATGGTCGCTATGACGAGCAATCATATCGACTCAATGGACTACCACATCATAACCACAATATTGTCTACTTGATAGAAGGCGATTTAACCAAATTCAATTCATTTAAGGAGCGCATTGATAAACAAACGCTTTATTCAGCAATGTTTTCAATCAATTATTACAAGGGGTTTTCGCTAATGCGTTCAACTAACATGGATGAGACCGCATTCATCGTGTGTAACATGGCGTATAAAATAGGTAAAGATCTGAATAAACAACCATATTTTAGTCAACTTTTAGCGAAACCCGAAGATACAACTACAACAATAGGGGTTATAGATAATCCGGACTCAGAATCCGGACTTTTAACTCAACAAGTGCAAAGCAAAGACTACTGCTCCGTTATTAAGAAGGTTAAGAAGGATAATATAACCGAGGAAAACATTGGCGAGATCATGTTGTGTCAAATTCCAGGCATCAGTTCAGTAACTGCACTAACAATCATGGAGAAATTCAAGACATTGCCAAACCTAATTAAATGTATTCAAGATGATCCCGAATGTT